CTAACGTGTCTTATTTATTTTCTCTAACTGTACAAAGAATTCTGGATTGTTGAAAATATCTGCAATATCGGCGGTTCCGGTAGTTGACTGCATTTTAATCATTAATGGATCAGAGTATTCGAACTTTCCTGAAATCTTTACAATATCATTTAGTTTTATACCTTTTATTACGTCGGTTAATTTTGCAGCAGATGACGGAACAAAGCATCGGAAGTTAACGGATTGACCAAGTTCTTCTATGGTACGAGTAGACACATAAAGGGATAGTAAAACTCCTGAATGCTCTGCGTCTCCATTTTCAATCTCTACAACTCTGGCATTCCAGTCATTAAATTTGTCCTTCAAATTACTTTTTAAATATGACCGAAAATCAATGTAAAACTGCTTAACCTTCTCTTTTTTGTCGAACTCATTATTAGCAGTACTTGCATTGGCAGAGTTACTATCAATTCTATTTGTAAAGCTGATCTGATTTGCTGGCGCACCCGTTAATAGCAAAACAACTTCATCATTAGAATTTATTGAATTTTGACTTTCGGAATTGTTGCTTTTTAATGTGCAAGAACTGAGGGTAATTACAAGCAGTAGTGTTGCTATTTTCTTAATCATCTTATCTGGTTTTATTTACAATCTGTACCACGCTAAACATTTGTTCGATATCATCAAGTTTTAAATCCTCATCCTGATAATCTGGATTTAAAGAATGAATGGTAATTATCCCTTTAACGACATCGTGATTAATAATACCTTTTATTAATATCCCTTTGGTTTTATGCGCTATAACCCAGTAGTCGTAATTGTGGATATGTAGCTTATAGTACCATTTATCACGTTGTAAAAGTCTGCCTACAGCAATTCTACCAGGGAAGATGCTGCGTTCCGCCATTTCAATAGAGCTTAGGCACACCATGCTGTCGCCAATAACTTCAAATGAAAGATAATCGCTGCTATGCTTTTTGTCTACAGGAATGATTACATAATCGAAGCTCTCATAATATTCAGGATCCGGATATCCGCTTAAGTATCCAGCTTGCGCCTTAGCGGGAACCGTGTATACCTTCATGCCCATAGATCCGTCTGGTGCATATAAATACTTATCATCGATTTCGTTTTCTTCAACATTGGGGAACTGGCTTATAACTTTCGCTTCTACTGTATTTTTAGTGCCTGATAAGAGCATTTCTCCTTCTCCGTATTCTATCCATTTTCTACTGACTCCGTATGCATCTTCAATCGCTATGAGTATCGCTGCTGTGATATTTCTCTTGTTGTTTTCTATCTCCGATACCTGGCTTTGCAATATTCCAGCCTCAACAGCAAAAGATTTTTGATCTTTTTTCAAAGATTTTCGCATTTCTTTGAATCGTTGCGATATTTTTTCTTTTTGATTATCAGTCATTTAACTATTTAAATATCACAAATGCGATAATATATTGTAAATATCACAAATATGATATTACATTTGTATTGTACAAAACAAAGATAATATAAAACACCTAATTGATATATACTTAAAAACTATGATATGTTAACAGCTACTTATGAAAATTTACACTTCGCCGGAATGGTCGATAATGGAGTAGAATTTTTTGCGGAGAAAAATAATATTGATGTGCGGTGTATTAATAATGGAACTATATATAATAGCTTCAATGAATTCCCAGAATGGATTAAAGAGAAGTTATCTGTGGATCTATCCACAAATGCAATCGCTCTCAAGGCCTTAAAAAAATTGAAAGGTGTATCTCCTGAAGATTATTTGAAACACTATACATTTTGTAAATACGGCGGTCTGGATCCTAGTCCAGATATAGATGTGCACGGTGTAATGGGCGAGTCTGAATATTTTGAATGTGGATTTCGCGGTAAGTGTAAAGCTGAAGGAAAACTGTGCTGCACATTGAAGGTTAAAAACGGTCACCTAACTAAAACAGAAATACTTGTGATCAAGAAGATCACTAAAGCAAATAAAATAATTGCTGATGTACTTCATATGGCAGAATCAACCGTAACCACGCACATTCAAAGTATCATGAGAAAGACGGGTTGTAACAACCGGGGGGAGATAATTTTTTACGGAACAAAAAAAGGAATAATAAAATGGATATGGTAAATGTGATTGAGGCCCCGAAGGAGAAGTTTACCTGGCTTGCTCCTTTAGAAAAATTGGAAGTTGAACACGGAGATATTTACTTCTGGTACGCTGACCGTGCTAATGTTCAACCACTCATCAGCAGACAAATCAAATATAAGTATCCAGAACGCGAATACGAGACGGTAAAGGATATCCTGGGCAATGTAAAGCTCAAACAAGATTTTGAATACTTAAAAGTTTGGAGGAATAAATAATGGAAGGAATAACACTGGTAGAAACCGCTACTCTTCAAGCACTCATCTTCTCTGTGGAAGATATGAAGATGACTGTAATATCAACTTTGGCCGAATTAAAGGATGCTAAGAAGCCATATTTAACCTCTCGTGAAGTAATGGTTCTAACCGGATTCGGTAAGAAATGGGTGAACGACAATAAGCAAAATATCGGGTATAGCCTGGTAGGAGGGTGCTTGAGGTTCACAAGGAAAGATGTTGAAGAATACATGAGCCAGAACTACTTTAAATCGAAAAAGAAATAAAAATGCCCAGGGCAGCAACCCCGGGCAAATATATCAAGAGTCACCCCTTAACATTTTAAAGCAAAGCAAAGTTATGATTAATCATTCATCAAACCAATTATCAGGACCGCAGCAAAAAAAGCTTGCAGTGTCTAAAACATTTGTACCTAAAGGTTATGAAAATTCAACCGAAGGTTTCAATGCCTGGGTTCAGCATGTAAAGAATCAGGTTCATATCCAGTACGAGCCAACTTCAAAATTGATTACCTATCAAAACCTATTCAAAAATGTCTCAAAAAGATAGAAAAGAGTTGCACGCCCTTGCCACGCAAGTGTACAACAAGATCATTGCTATGCAGGAAGAATGCAAGCAGATCCGCTTACAAACTCAAAAAATACTAAACAAATAACCTCACCCTCTAATATTTTAAAGCAAATGGAAAGTATCGCAACAGCAATTGCCCAGAAATGCTTTACCTGCAATTCAAAAATTAACCCTAATGACATTCACATCAAATATGGGCAGAGATACTGCTCCCTCTCGTGTCAAGACGTCGGAGAAGAGCGTAACCAGGGGAGTGAATCAATTTGCTTCGAGTTAGAAGAGCAGGAAGCATGATCATCACTATTCAAGATCCAGTCACACGAGAAAAATGCAAGAATGCATCAATCTCAAGATTACTGATCGGCGTGCGAGCGGCACAATTAATTTATCTGCAGCAACAGTTTAAGGATGCCAGCACCGATGCCACCGCCATAGCGGTAATATCAGTAACAGAAGGTTTGGGCTTCACCGCTCAGGTAGAACAAATGAAATCACATTTAAAGCAATCATAAAATTATAATGGAAAATAAACAGACAGAAGTAGCAAAGCAACTAAATGATAGTGTTTCTACGGTTCTAACGAATACGCAAATCATAGGATTTGAAAAAGCTTTTTTAGTTGCCTCAGCAATTGAAAAACTAAAGGTTCTTCTTACTCCGGAATATATGAAGCCTATTATGGCTATGCAAGGTAATAAACTTGGTTTTAAAACAGATAAAGATAAGGATGGAGGATATCCTGAATCGGTAGTAAAAAACTGTCTTATCGAGGCTGTATTGATGGGGCTGCAGCCTACTGGTAATCAGTTTAATATTATTGCGAGTAATACATATGCCACCAAGGAAGGGGTAGGTGAGCTGCTAAAAAATATACCAGGCTTGCATTTTAAAATAACTCCTGAACTGCCAAGAATTAATGCAGACAAGTCAAGTGCCGCAATCAAAATGATAATCAAGTGGACGATTGACGGGGTAAAATCCGAAGAGACAATTGAGATACCAGTTAAAATGAATAGCATGATGGGAACGGATGCTGTAATTGGTAAAGCTACTCGTAAAGCACGTAAATGGCTTTATGATACTATAACCGGATCTGAATTACCAGAGGGAGATATTGAGGATGCAAAGTTTGTTTTTGTGGAAGAAACGGCTGATGTCGATAAGGTCAAAGATAAAAAGGCCGAGTTAAAAGAAAAAAAGGAAGAAGCTAAAGAAGCTGCGGCCGCTAATGCTCAAATACCATTGATTCCTCAATTACCTTAATCATGGGAGAGCTAAGTATATATAGATCGTGGTCTCCTGATCAGTTGGACAATTTAATGTCCAACTATCTTGTAGACAGTTGGAGCTACTCGAAGCTTAATCAGTTTTCTCGGAATGAGAAGGCATTTGAAATGATCCACATCTATGGTCAGCGTTCAAAATCGTCAGCCTCTTCTGTATCTGGTAACGCTTATCACTTTGCTCTGGACCGATACTTTACTGCATGGCATGAAGCGAAGCGGTTTGATATCGCAGATCTTGAAATGTTTGCATTTGATTATATCGATGAGCGGCCGGCGTATATCTGGAAGATTCAAAAAACTAATCCTACAGTAGAAGATTGCAAGAAAAAAGCTACAACGGTTAGCGCTTCACTGCTAAAAAACTTCTTTGCTGAGCTAACTACTTATGAGGATCAGATCGCAGAAGTTCTATATGTTGAAATTTATTGTGATGAGTTTCTTACGGTAAATGGAGTAGATATTCCACTTCCTTGTCACGCTAAGATCGATTTAGTAATCCGCACAAACGATGGTAGGGTAGTGATCATTGATCATAAGTCAAAAGCAGCATTCTCTGATGAGCAGGCTGTAAAACTCGCTATCGGTGTTCAGGCAATGACTTACGTCAGCTGCTTTGAAGCTAAGACCGGAGAAGCGGTTGATGAGGTATGGTTTATTGAAAACAAATACTCAAAAAACAAAGATAACTCTCCGCAGATGGTCAAGTATCCAGTAGTGATGGATAAGGATACCCGGAGGCTGTATGAAGCAATCCTGTACGAGCCTTTAAAACGGATGATTTCAGCCGTAAGCGATCCGGATTATGTATACCTGATAAATGATTCTGACAACTTCGTCGACAAGGCTGAGCTGTATGATTTCTGGTGTAAAACCATGATCGCAGAAGTGGATGACTTCAATGTAAGAGATGATAAAAAAGAACTCGTTGCTAAACGTCTCAAAAAAATCAGGGATGCATCATTGGGAAGCATTAGCCCTAAAGTAATTAAAGAATTTAAGATGAGTGCATCCGCATTCATTCAATACGATCTAAGCGATAAAAACATGACTCCTCAAGAAAAAATCGAACACGTACTGCGATCATTCGGTACAATAGTTAAAGTAGCTCATCAATTTGATGGCTATTCAAGCAATACATATTTGCTGGAAGTTTCTGCAGGTGTTAAAATTGCTTCAATCCATAATCATAAGCTGGATATCGCTAATCAACTTAATGTTTCAAACGTCCGTATTCTTAAGGACCTTACCGTTTACGATGGAAAATCATACCTATCAGTAGAATTCTCTAAAAACCGTGATCGTGATCTTCCATTCACACTGAGTGATATGGTCAACCGAAAAATTCCGATCGGGAAAGACAACTATGGTAACGTAGTATTCTGGGACCTTGATAATCACTCCACACCTCATGCTCTTGTTTGCGGTGCTACCGGTAGCGGTAAATCTGTTAGTGTCAAATCAACAATAGAATATGCCTTAGAAGGGGCTGCTGATACAATCATAATTCTTGATCCTAAATATGAATTCACCAGTTACAAAAACAATCCACGGGTGAAGGTTTATCAGGAGATCATTGAGATTGAAGAAGCTATGATTGACCTGGTTGATCTGATGAATGACATGGTTAAAGCAGGCACTAAAAGTAAGATACTGGTAATCTTCGATGAGTTTGCTGATGCGGTTGCTTCATCACGAAAAGGAAAGGAACTTATCCTTAAAGAATTACAAGAGATCGGCAGCTATGCCAACGGTGGCGCTAAAATGGGAATGGTAACCATTGGTGAATTAAAGCCGTTGGAGGAAAATCTTAGGGTTATTCTTCAGAAAGGCAGATCCAGCGGTATCCGTGTAATGGCTGCGACTCAGCGTGCATCAGTAAAGGTTATCACTGGCGATGCTAAAGCAAATTTCCCTGTAGTAATCTGCTATTACGTACCAAAAGCCGTAGACAGCATAGTTGTTCTGGATGAGGCAGGCGCAGAGTCATTAAGTGGCCGTGGTGATGGCCTTATAAAGTCACCAGAATATAAAGACACAGTTAGATTTCAAGCGTACTACCATAGTTAAACAGGGCAGCAACCCTGAGAATTATTTCACCCACATTTTAAAAGCAAAAGTTATGAGTTTTAAATTTAGTAGGCCCATCGCCTTCTTTGATATAGAAGCGACCGGTTTAGACACCTCAAAAGACAGAATTGTCGAATTAGCAATCTGTAAACTTCACCCTGATTACACTAGAGAAGATTTCTCCTGGTTGATCAATCCACAAATGCTTATCCCCGCAGCGTCATCTGCAATCCATGGTATTTATGATCAGGACGTAGTGGATGAACAAACATTTAGCCAACTGGCACCCTTTATCTGGGATATTCTCGCTGGCTGTGATTTCGGCGGCTTCAATAGTAATCGTTTCGATATTCCAATGCTTTATGCAGAATTCCTGCGGGCAGGTTTGACGCTCGATTATTCTTCGAGACGTTTTGTTGATGTAGGGAATATATTCAAACGTAAGGAGCGAAGGACGCTGGAAGCTGCAGTGCTGTTTTATCTGGGGTACACGTTCGAAAATGCTCACAGCGCCGTTGCCGATATCAATGAAACTGTAAATGTTTTCCTTAAGCAACTACAAGAGTATCCAGATCTACCGCAGGATATGGACGCTATGCATTTATACTGCAATCATGATAAACCAGTACTGGATCTGTCTGGAAAGTTTACTATAGATGGTGATGGCGATATCGTTTTCAATTTCGGCACCAAAAAAGGCAACAAAGCAAAGTTTGATTCTGGTTACGTACAATGGATGTATTCCAAAGACTTTGCCCCGGATACCATGGCGATCTGCGAAAAACTACTAGGCATTAATCAAGGCCTTTATTCATAATCAATTTATTATTTAACCCCCGGCGGAGTGTAAAACAGCTTGATCGGCGTCAGTCGCTCCGCCTTAATCTACAAACCAGTGTAATAGCTGGATTTGGGTGGTAAAATCCATTTAGATATGAAAGCATCAGATTTATTTACACAAGCAATCAGCGCGCACTTAAAAAGTGTAGCAGCAGCAGATCCTTTGTTTGCTGTTACGTTCAAAAAAAAGAATAAGAATATCAAAGATTGCGTAACCTATATAATGAACACCGTTAAAGCAAGTGGTTGTAATGGCTTTGCAGACGAAGAAGTGTATAACATGGCGGTTCATTATTATGATGAAGATGATATTGTCATTCATGCACCAATCAAGGGCAATGTAATAGTTAATCACTCGGTTGCTTCTCCTGTTACCGATAAAAACAATCCAAAGGTAGAAGCTAAATCTGCGCCTATACGGACTATAAAAAAGCAATTAATAGTAGAAAACCAATCTTCCTTATTCTAAAGCTATGCAACCAAGAACTAAACTTCAAGTACAAGTCAAAAGGCTAAGTGATCAGTTGCTCAATCTTGCATCAGATCAAAAACAATGGGCATTTAAAAATTGCCTTAAACACGTTGCTTACAGGACTAAAACCAAAACATCATGTTTAGATTGTGGTCACCAATGGGCGGGTAAACAAAAGATAAAAACCTGCCGTTGTCCTGAATGTGGTGTAAAATTATCTATTCGAGATACATTAAAAAAGAACCTAAAGCAAGATGCTACAGTTGCATTGATGCACGTTGTCGGCGACTTCCAGGTTAACAGGTTTTTTGAAATTGAATCTTCACATAAGGCAGGATGGAAGCCTGAATTATTCATAAGGGAAATTGTTCAGCAATGGTTTACACCTGACGGAAAGTTGACTATTGTAGGTAGAACTCAATCCTACGGAAATGGTGGTTATGGTGGTTATGGTGGTGACATGGAGATTAGAACCAATTTAGCCACTTACTATAATTCCAATAAGTATGATTTATATGCAGATAAAATTATGCCTGATTCCAAGTATCTTCCGATCTATAAACGTAACGGATTCAGTGATCAAATAGAAAACGTTGCTCTTTATTCTATGCTTAAGACCTTATTACAAGATTCAAAACTTGAAACGCTCTTAAAAGCTAAACAGTGGGGATTGGCGTCAGTACGATTAGGTAGGCGGGATAGCGATATTTATAAATATTGGGATTCAATTAAAATCTGCATCAGAAATAAATATATCGTTAAGGATCCTGCTTCCTATTTAGATTACCTGCAAATGCTACAAGACGCAGGTAAAGATTTACGTAGCCCTAAATATGTTTGTCCTGCTAATTTCAAGAAAGAACACCATAGATATGTAATGAAGAGGGAAAAGTCAAAGTTATTGGCTGATGCTGTACGAAGCCGTGAACAGGCTGAAAGAAGGAAATTACAGGCAGAACAAGAGCAGTTAGATTATGTAAAAGAAAAAGCAAATTTCTTCGGGATAGTTTTTTCAGAGGGAGAGTTGACAATAAAATTTTTGGAAAGCGTACAGGAATTTATTGCCGAGGGTGATGCCCATCAGCATTGTGTGTATTCTAGTTCCTATTATACAAGACCAGATTCATTATGTTTTTCCGCTAAAATAGAAGGAAAGCCAGTTGAGACAATTGAATTATCCCTTAAGACAATGAAAATCGTTCAATCAAGAGGCATGAAGAACGATCCTTCAATATACCATGACCAGATTATTGATCTGATGAACAAGAATATAAATGTAATTCGTCAAAGGTATAAAAGCCTTGTGAAGGAGGAAGTTGCATGATCACTGTAAACAGTTTATCAGGAGGAAAGACCAGCTCGTATATGGCGGTGCATTATCCTGCAGATTTGGAAATATTCTCACTTGTCTGTTTGGATGATCATAACAGTAACAGAGGTAGTAAGTCATTTGATGTAACTGATCCGAAAATTAGGCAGATGGTAAATGATAAACTACAAAAATACTGTAGCCATCAACCGGAATTTTGGGCAACAGCTGAGGATCCATTGACAATAAAAACAATGTTCGATCTGGAGCAGCATTTGGGAAGGGAAATAATCTGGTTACGTGGCGATGGATTTAATCAAATCAACACACATAAGAAGTTGCTACCGAATAAACAGCATCGGTACTGTACACATTTATTTAAGATTCAGCCCATATTTGAATTCTTATTTATGTATCACTCTCTGCCATGTACTATGAGAATAGGATTTCGTTTTGATGAAGAGAAGCGTGCGGAGTCCTTTAAAGATACGTATGAGTACGCAACCCACTGTGAAGTCGCCTATGACTTTTGCGGTGATCATGTGCCAGGTAATATGGTTACCGAAATTCTGCCTCACTCTTACAAAAATGGTGATCGGCGCTATAAATATAACAGGAATATAAGCACACCTCATAGACATCGATGGCTAACGGTACCTTTTAGAACCGGTGAATTTCCGCTGATCAACGATTTTACCACTCAATTTGATGTGCTTAAATATTGGAGTGAACATCCAGAGGTTGAATTCCCAGAGAACAGTAATTGTCAATTTTGCTTTTGGAAACACCCATTGACCATCCGCGATAATTATAATAGGAATCCAAATATCATAAAAAATGCAATGGTTATGGAGTCTATGATTGGCGGTACTTTCCATGCACAATTATCAATGCAGCAGATAGCAATATTGACTGAGCAGCAGGATTTGTTTAGAATGAGGGGTGGAGGTTGTGATGGCGGATATTGTACAGGTTAAAATATAATATATGAAAAACGGAGATAAAGTGATGCTTGTGCCAGGTATAAGCAAAGTAAAAATGACAGGATCCTCTGGGCATAGAGGTAGAGTTGTTGATACTCTCAAGGCAATGACTGAAGAGGTAACGATTTTAAGCCTCTATAACAGCACGGGCAATTCAAAGGTGAGGGATAAGCATGATATGGTTTTTTATTGCAACCCAGAGGATTTAAGAGGACTGTCAGAAGATGTAATTTTTACATAGTAAAGATTACAATATTGTAAATCAATGTAAACTAATTATTGTATTTTAGCCGACCGCATTCAATGAATTATATAGATCTATTAAACCACTTCTGGAAGATAAATAAAGAGTTCTCATTCACACCGAATGAAAAGGCTGTTTATTTCGCTCTGCTTTACAAGTGGAATGATCTGCATAGGAAGAATCCTTTTAATCAAAGTACCGAAACTCTGGCAGCTGAATCGGGTGCAAGTGAAAGCACGGTTCAGCGTTCCAGAAAGGTTTTAAAAGAGGCTGGACTTATCAGTTTTCAGGCTGGTGATGGAAGGAAAAAAAATACAGTTTACACCTTACATGACCTTACTAAAGGTAGTCAGACTGAACACCTTTCTAAAAATAAAGGTAGTCACAAAGAAGTCCTTTCCCCTGATAAAGGTAGTCAAGAAGGTAGTCAGACTGAACACCTTTATAGTGAAAATGGTCAAATAAAGGTAGTCACAGTGACCGACAACATAGATAAATCTATAGAGGAGAAGGACGCAAATGTAAAAACAGGAGAAGAGGGAGGAAAAAAAGAGGAAAGTTTCTCACAAAACCTTCCCGTTCCACTGGGCAGTTCTTCGGTTTATTCTTCCATGGATGATGTAGAAACTATCTGCCTAACCCAAAGCACAATTTGGCTTGAACACATGACCAGAAAACTTTCATTAAAAAATTTGGATGAAGCAAAAAATTGGGTGATGGAATTCTTTGATGAGCAAAGAGCAGCTGGGCAGGATAAGAGGGATTTGAATGATGCACGCAGCCATTGCTACAGTTGGGTTAAAATTCAAATTGGAAAGAAAACCGAAGTCGTTCCACAAGGCAAAGCAGAAGCGGCTTTGCAGCTACACACTGCAAGTGCAGATTACTGGGAAATGCAAAAGCAAGCCCATTTAAACAATCAAAATAGCCAATCATGAAAGAAATCCAGTTAAAAGGCTACAGTCAATCAATATCAGTTGCCGGTGAAATTATCTCAACTCCATCAATCGCTTGCATGGAATTGATCGAAGCCTTTAAAAGCCCGAAAATAATTGCTCTACCACCGTATGAGATCGGAAACAAATTAAACGATGCCTTGACAAAAGCATATTACCATACCGGCTTTAAAAGGCCAAAAACTGAAGAGTTTCTTCAACTGCAGATTTATCTCGCCGAATTTTTGAACAGCGAAAAACAATACCAGGCAGTTTCAATTGATGAGGTTTCAATTGCAATCAAAAGGGGATCAGATAGGCAGTACGGTGATTTCTTTGGTATTGCGCCTGCAACCGTAACGGGATGGATCAGGGCCTATCTACTCAGCGATAACAGGAAAGATGCAAAGGTTATCCAGCTTAACATCGAAGAGAAGAGCAAAGAGCCAAAGGCAGAACCAACACCGCAGGAGCAGTGGGATAACTTCCTTGTCAGGTTGCGCGTGCTGTACTCAAATTATCTTGCTGGCATTCCTGTTCAGCCAGTAGAAGCAACTTTCTATTTCAAGATACTTCGTCGTTCTCGAATTATAAATTTTGATGAGGAACGCAGGAATAAGCTTAAGAGCAAAGCATTCATTGAAATAAAAAAAGAAGCGAACCCTAAGCGAGCTACTAGCAAAGATGAGAAGAGACGGATGACTGCGGCATTTGAAGTGCTGACAGCAAACGCATCAGAAGATCCGCAGGTGATCAGCCGAGCTATGGCGCTTGGATTAATCGAATGGTTCGACGATCTGAAAGAGTTTGGCCGAACCATCGATGAGGCCGTAAATGAAGAGTTTTAAATTATTGAACATCCATGGGAGTGAACAAAATGAGTGAGAAGGAAATGGGTTTAACCCATCGGATTGAGTTGCCAACGGTGAAGTTGCATTTTGTTGTAGGCATAGATCCTGGCACTAAGACGGGATTTGCTGTGTATTGCAAACGGACCAAAATATTAATGGGTGTGGAGACAGTTAAAGTCCATCAAGCATTCAACGCTATCAGCAATATTAAGCGAATTGCAGACAAAGATGGACATAAAATATTTGTCCGGGTTGAGGATGCCCGAAAACGAAAATGGTTTGGCCCAGGCTCAAACGCTAAGCAGCAAGGTGCCGGAGCGATTAAGATACAGTGTAAGCAGTGGGAAGAGTTTCTCCGGACAGAAGGGATCAGCTTTGAAATGGTTGCGCCGGCTAAGATCCAGACGAAGGTAGATGCGAAGAAGTTTAAGATGATCACCGGCTGGCCAGGCAGAACGAGTAACCACGCCCGGGATGCGGCGATGATGGTGTATGGTTTATAGCTCCTTGCCTTGAATGATGAACTTGCTGATGTTTACACCTAAAGTGGTTAAAGCCGCAATAGCCCGCGCAAGATCATCATCTGTGATGCGCTGTCCTTGTACCTCAGATAGTTTATTTGCAAGCTTGGTATTGGTGTTCTTCTTATCCGGCCACATCAATCTTGCAAGCTCTGCCTGCTTGATCATGGGGTTTTCCTTTAGAAATTGCTTTAAATCCATTGGACAAAAGTAGTTAATTATTATAGAATGAACAATATATAAATATAGAACAAATATTATATAAAATATTTGGTAATATAGAATAAACGTTCTATATTTGAATATCGAAACAAACAAGTCGACAACGCTAAAAATGGAAGAAGTAATAAAAGTTAACGCAAGATTAGAAGACGGTAAACAGGTTCAACTTCATGTAATGGAACCAGATATGTTTAGGTTCCTTGATGTGTCGGTTATCGATGGGAAATTAGAAGATACTCATGACGACTATGAAAAATCACTCGTGCTCTTCGGGTACTGTGAAATCGATGGTAAGGTCTACAATACCATTGAAGGTGTGCCGATCACGGAGAACATGAGCCGCTTAATCATCGACTTCCTGAACAGAAAAGTTTAAACCAGACGCCCGGCTAATAACCGGGCTTAAATCAACCCTCAACCTCGCAACGAAAGCTGCGGGGAATGGGTGGTTAGAATGAAAAATATAATAATCGGGCTATTTGCCCTTATGATCGTGCTAGGCACAGGTTGTAAAAAAGATGAGGAAAAGACCGAAACAGAGTTGAAGATCCCGAGTATCAAGGCTACTACTGATCCTACTACGCCAACCAAACCTATTGGTCCTGGCGGTGATTGTCCTTGTGGTCCGTGTCCTTGTCAACTTCCTCCTCCACCAAAAGGTTAATCGACAACGCCCTGCATAGAGATATGCGGGGTTTGTTGGTGCCAGGCTATTCAACGGGCTTATGAATCATGAATACAATTTCAATCAACGGAATAAACGTCAGGGGATCGTTCTCTGGTGGAAGTGTGGTAATAGCGAATGGGAAGGTATTCGTAGATGGTCAGGATGTAACTCCCGACTCAAAGAACATAGCGATTGAGATTAATGGCAATGTAGATAAGCTGCAGGTTGATTCGTGTTCTAATATTACCGTTAAAGGTAGTGTAGGTGATATTAAAACCCAGAGCGGTGATGTTAATGTCGAAGAGGATGTTCGAGGATCTATATCAACTATGTCGGGAGATGTGGATTGTAATCAGGTCCATGGTAGTGTAAGTACGATGTCGGGGAACATTAAAAACAGGAAGTAATGGCTAATGAACGATTAAGAACAGCAGCACAGGAGTTTTGCGAAGCTAAATCAGAATCACTGGACATAAAATATACAGTTGATGATTATCGCAAAAAGTTCCACTTATTTGATAGGTACGGGAACTGTGTAGAAATTATTGATTTTGTTTCTGACTTCGCTCAATCCCTCATCGATAAAGGGGATTTAATTACCGCTAATGATTACAAACGATTCAGAGACGAATATAAGGGTGAAGCGGATTTGTCTGCTTTATGTTGTGCTGTTGCTGATGCAGAGGAAGAATCGGAAAAAACTATTCTTGCTTTAGGTAAGGACAACGAGCAAATGACAGAGCTTATGCACTTTCAAAGAAGTCGAATAAAAGAACTTGAAAAGGAAGTTCAGCAATTGAGAGAATCAACCCTTTCAAGTGCCGGTAAGGAATTTAAAAGCGCAAGAGAAATCCTTGATCAAGGAAAGGTTTTTGATAATGATGGTGATGAAGTAAACTCATTCAACGCTAAATATGGTGGGTACTGTGATTTCAATGTAATTGGAGCTATGGAAGAATACGCAAATCAATTCAAGTCATCCCCTACCAGTACGGTTAAGGTGGTTAGTGATGAAGAGATGAATAATGCGGCTAAACTTTACTTACATGAATATGCACATACCATCCAGAATGGAGAATCTTATCAGGTACATCTAGATTGGGTTGAGGGCGCAAAATGGATGCGTGAACAATTAACCGGCAGATCATGAATATGCCATTTCTATACCATTTGATAGGCGTGCTTGTCTTTTGGGGATTTGTGATAATCGTAATTGTATTCATGGTATGTATCATCTGGGACGCTTTAGTTAGGGTTTCCGGTAAGAACTGGTTTCACTACCACGTGCAGCGGACAGTTATTTCAACTGATATATTAATTACCAATTATAAAATACGGCACAAGTATAAGATCCATCGGTACTGGATACTTAAGTACCGCCTACGTAACATTAGAAGATCATGATCAAAGAAATCAAAACAGAAAAGTTTGAAGGTATTGCGGTGCTTGTGCCTGATGGAGGCTATTGGCCTACATTAAAATATGTAAAGTATTCGGACGGAAAGGAGTATCATATGGTGGATTATTATTTTGGACCAAATCACACAGGAGGATTTATTTTGTGGTATAAGGACTTTGGCGGCCGTAAAAAATACCCTGAGAAAGATGGCTTGAAGGTTATTGGGATTTCGTCTGATATAATGGAAGAAGAGTGCGCGGAGATTGTTAAGGATTGGATAGGATATTATCCTATCTGCTATTCTAGCAAAGAAATCTTTATTAAAAAACTGGAATCATTAGGATGCTACTCTGTTAATCCTTTTCCTAAGCCTGACATTAATGCGGAAAAGTATACTCCCATTAGTGATGATGTGAAAGATACGCTTTTCATGAATGACTGGGATCAATGGGAGAATGCACAAGAGCATACAGGAACATGGTTGATCCTTCGGAAGGTGTAAAAATGGGACAGTCGTGAGAGCTGTCCCATTTTTGATCACTATCTTATTAGTATTCCTCTATGTGGTTTTGATGAAGATTTTGTATGAGGTTCTAATTCATGCTTAAAAAATGATTGAGTATAAAAAACCCCTTCATTAGCATATCTGGTTAGTACTTCTTTTTCAGTTAGGTTGAGTATGAGTAAATCCTTCGATTTATTAAACGTCAAATGCCTGGCTAATCCGCCAATTTCAAATGTAAGCTCAGTTTTTTCCATAATTTTTAGACTGTTAATTTTAAACTAATATACAAATGTTTACACACAAAGATTTAATACCAATTGCTTACAAGTGGGTGCTTAAGCGAGCCAGCTGCGGTGTAGCGTTCAAAGAGCTTGTAACACTATCTAGTGAATGTCCTGATGTGATAGGTATTCAAGGAGGAGCTAATACTGTCTTGGTTGAAGTCAAAGTCAGCCGCTCCGATTTCCTTGCTGACCGCAGAAAGCCATTTAGGATCCATCCGGAAAAAGGGATGGGCACTTATAGGTTTTACATGTGTCCAGCTGGACTAATCAAACCGGATGATTTACCGAACAACTGGGGGCTGATATACGTTAGCCTGGACGGGAAGCCTCGGTGCGTGGTGAACCCGTATTGCATAAATCCTACCGGAAATATATGGTCAGGTGGATTTATACAAAAGAACATACAAGCCGAATATGGAATGATGTACTCTGCACTCCGCCGTCTCCACATAAAGGGTCACATAGAGAGTATTTACGATAAGCAGTACATTTATAATCACAAAGATTAATTTACCACCAATGCAGTTTATCAGCTGGGAATTCAGTATCAGTGTGGGAACCTAATATTTTGTCTTCATGCATCTGTCTGAATATGCGATAAGCATACACCCATTTTTGATCCACCTTAGTGTAGATTTGCTGCTGTACAAAAAGTCCATTTCTGCAATATAGATAGCCAGTGAAACGCCTTAATTGTCCGGTTAAACTAAATGGGATTAATGTCATATCCTTTCCGGATTCTGGAGCTAGCGTACCCAGCTCTCCATAAAATTCATATACCGAATATTGATCTCCATTTTTACGGCGCTGTTTAGAGCCTACAGGAATTCCTAAATTTCGATCTACTTTATCGATACCGTCCATATCTAAAATTCTACAAGACACATCATATATTGGACTGTTATGACTATTAACCAAAGTAAGTATTGAAGTGGTATTATTGTGGTACCTCAGTAAGAATTTAGGATAGTTGTCACCGCCAGTTATATTTTTTTTAATTTCTTCTGTAGTTGCTGATAGCTGTCGTGATAGTTCTTCATTTTTTGCTGTAAGATGCTCAAGCTTCTGTAATTGGATAGCGCTCTTTTTAGATGATGATTTATTCTGCTCGAATGTGCCATAGGCCGCTAAAAAAGTACCAAATACGGCAATAATGGCGCCTACAAATATTAGAGTCATAGGTTCTGGTATTTTCATATGAATTTAAAAGTGCAATATAACTATATCTAAAGTGTTGGAAAAACCTTTAAATAATTATTATCTTAAGTGAAATTATCTCTCAATGAAAAAAAACTCCATGTTAATGGTTATGGGAACCTTGGGTACTGTTTCTTTCTGCAGTCTCATTCTTGCAATGTACCCATCTGTAATTCCACTACTCAATCTTTCAACAGATCAAGCATCTAATATTGGTAGTGCTATTGGAGGTATTACAAGTCCGATAGTAGGTATGTTTTCTGCCTATCTGATCTATGACGCGTTGTCCGCGCAATTAGAAGCTAATAAAGATCAAAGAATCAAAGCCGATAGTGATATTATATTTTTATTGATTAATCAGATGGATAAGGATTATGATGCATACCATAATAAGGTCAAAAAAGGGGAAGAAGATATACATTCTTATGGCTACGATGCACTAGCTTCTGTTTCACATATGTTTAAAAGCAACAAAGATAATCCGAATATATATGAGGCCTTTAAACGTGCTTTGACCACTAATAGACTTATCTATTTGATTAGAACTTTTATGATGATACATGAAAGGGTGCTGATATCTAAATTTAACAGTGATCTTGAAGGCATGTTTTTACAAAGGCTAAAAATGTACTATAGATCGAGATTCAAATTTCCAATCAAGCACCTGATTGATGCTTTCGGTGATCAAGATGATGAGTTAATGGAAGAAATAAAACGATTTCACAACACTAATATCGAGCAATAGGCACAAATGCCCATGTATGCCTTAACCATAAATATTGATTTACATCTACGTACAACAATGTTATCTTTTCTTATTTTGTGGAAATATGGGTAATATACTTAAGCCAGAACTACCTGTTAATTCCTTGATCTTTTCCTCACCATAAAACCTTATCAGTTCCCGTTTCTCATCGTCATTACCTCTTTCAAAGACGCGCTTTATAACAAAGGCATAATGCTTCTGCCAGTCAATATTCTTGATCTCTGTGTCCCAGAATAGAATCTTCCGGAGAATAGATAAATCAGGGGTAGATCCCGATGGCTGCTTTTCCATGCATGAAAGTAAACAAATCTGACTCTAAAACAAAGTCGCCTACTTAATATTACATATTTGTAATTCAATGTAATATTTCTATATTTGTGGAAACAGATGGGAAAGTGTATGACGGATGTACAAAGATGGCTTATTGATTCAAAAGTATTAAAGGTACTATCTGCTACGCATCCCGAAATAGTTGAGGAGGCACAAAGAGCGATAGTCCCAGCGATGAATGACTTGATCATGATCAAAGAGATCTATGATTTTACGTGTCTTTCATACTCACCGCAAACAGATTACCAGCACAAACTTCTTTTCATTGCATCAATCCTGCGGTTATTCAACCCTGATGCTCTAATTGCTGAATGTAAGCTAAGACACGGTCTTCGTGCCTCCCTTGCTAAATGCTTAGGTTATTCCGGCCAGTCTACCACCTACTACATCAACCAGGCGAGGGCCTACATGAAAATCAGAACGTTTAAAGCTTCGGTTGCCGTTATGACTGAACAGTATTTACATCAAATTCCTTGCTCATGAAAATTGAAATAAGGTTAATACCTACTGTTGAGATATGGCCTAATACTGGGCAGATTAAAGGTTTGCCAGCTAATCCAAGATTTATTCGTGATGAACGCTTTGATGCATTGCTGCGGTCAATCGTAGATGATCCAGATATGTTGGAGCTTCGGGAATGCATCGTCATTCCTTATGCAGATGCTTATGTGGCATTAGCGGGTAACATGCGGTACAAAGCAACTGCAGAGATTGTAAACTTAGATGAAGCTGCTTGGAGCGACTTAATCGCCTCTAAAAAGAAGGAGCTTAAAGAAAAGAACATTTCATACCAATATGATTATTGGCTTTCTCATATCACTGCTCTTAAAACATCAAAATCCATCCCCTGCAAAATTATACCTGCCGATACTCCTATCGAAAAGCTACGGGCAATTGTCATTAAAGATAATATCGGCTTCGGTCAAGACAACTGGGACCTGCTTGAAAAAGACTGGAATTTAGTAGAACTGGAAGACTTCGGTATGATCATGATGGACTTTGGTGCTGCAGCCGATGATGAGCAGGAAGACTTCGAAAGCTCCCTTCCCGAAGATGGTGCTGCGGATATCGTAGCCACTGCTCCACCTGTAGAGTTAAAGATTGTGTTTGAAGATATTCAGCAATACGATACTGTGAAGCTAGAAATTGAAGAATTATTGAAAGGTTATCCAGGTGCTGTAATTAAAGTATAATGTTTGATCCCAACAGAACCGCTAAGCAGATAAAGGAGAACAGGCTTGTTACTGTAGGTGAACTGTATAAACGTGGTTATAACTTCCGTGAGATAAGGGAAGCCGTGATGGCTAAACTTGAATTAGATACTTATTCCCTGGGAACGGTAAAGAGTGACGTTGATTCCCTGTTAAAAGACTGGCGTAAAACTCGTATTGCTGATGTTGATCAGGCTATTCAGTTAGAACTTGAATCTATCAATACCCAGATTAAAGAATGCTGGTATGCGTGGGATAGATCTAAGACCGACTACAAGGTTAAAAGCAAAAAGCAATCTGGCGTTGCGGCTAAGGGGGGCAAGTCTGTAACTCCTGATGGCAAGATCGCAGAAGGAGAGGCTAAAATACAAACAACAGCCATTGAACAAACAGAAAAGGATCAAGCCGTTTTCGGTGATCCGCGTTATCAGGATCTAATCAACAAGCTGGGTATGGAACGCCGTAAGCTCCTTGGTTTATATGCTGTAGATAAATCAGAGTTAACGTTAAAGGGTAGCATTTCCCCAGATAAATGGCTAGAAGAGAATAGTGAGGATGAATAAGGTATGGCTGGGAATATCAAGGTACAAAAGCCATATAGGCCGCTATACACAGATAAAAAGAAGTTTATAATATTAATTACAGGCGGTAGGGGTTCTGGAAAGTCCTTTAACGCCGCGACGTTCATTGAAAGGTTAACATTTCAAATCAGGCATATCATCTTGATGTGTCGTTACACGCTTACTGCTGCAAGCATATCGGTTATACCGGAGTTTGAGCAAAAGATTGAACTGGATGGATTTAAAAGCAAATTCAAATCAACTAAAACCGAGATTTTAAATAAGTTCTCTGGCAGTAAGATCCTGTTTCGCGGTATTAAGACCTCCTCCGGTAATCAGACAGCAAATCTAAAGTCCATCCAGGGTATCACAACCTTCGTGGGTGATGAGATGGAGGAATGGCAGGAAGAGGAAGATTACGATACGTTGCGGTTATCTATCAGGCAGAAGGATATTCAAAACAGGTGTATCCTAATCATGAACCCCAGTGACGGTGAGCATTTCGTGTATAAAAAATACATTGAAAACACCCATAAGCTGGTTGACTTCGATGGTGTAATGGTCCAGATCAGTACACATCCTGATGTGCTGCATATTCATACAACCTTCCACGATAATGAAGAGAACCTGGGCGAGCAGTTCCTTAATGAGATTGCCAGGATCAAAGAAGAATCAATTGCTAAAGCCACCATCAATGGTGTGTTTAATAAAGCAGCCTTCCAAATGACTAAGTATGCCTTAAAGATCATTGGCCGCTGGTCCGATATCGCTGAAGGTGTTATTCTGCCAAACTGGGAAGAAGGTGAGTTCAATCATGCTCTGCCTCACTGCTACGGTCAGGATTATGGTTTCTCTGTGGATCCGGATACGCTGATAAACGTTGCGGTAGATCGTAAACGAATGCTGATTTATCTGGATGAAGAGTATTGTGATACTAAGCAGCTGGGGCTAAATGATCTGTATGAGATTAACAAAAGCCGCATCCGCTATGAGGATGATCTGATTGTCGGCGATAGTGCAGAGGATAGGTTGATTGAAGATTTACGCCAGCTTGGCCTTAATATCATTGAATGTGAGAAGGGTCCAGGTAGTGTAAAAGCCGGGCTTACTGCAATGAATGATTACAAGATCATCGTAACTGAAAGAAGTGTTAACATCAAAAAGGAACTAAGAAAATATAAGTGGAACGATAAAAAGGCCGGTATTCCAATCGATAAGTGGAATCACACGATAGATGCCGCTCGTTATGCGTTCCGTAAATTGACAGAAGGTCAGGAAAGTAATACCAGTGTTTTAGGGGTGTTTGGATAATATAAAAAGATGGCAAAGCAGAAGGTGAAGGATATAAGTGCGGTTGATGAGTCGCCATTGGTACAATTAGTATTGACTGCGGGTGAAACCGTAGACGGTGTAGAAGAATCTCTTAAACAATATGATGCTTTGCAACATGATGTTTTCAGTCCGGTAAAACGTCCGAAAAAGGATGTGCAAAAGCCAACCGGTCGTAAAGATGAAACCACTGGTAAAGATATTATCAAGTTGTCGAAAGAGGAGGTAAACCGAATCGGACTTCCTCTGCAAAAGCTAATCGTTAACCGTAGGGCTGCATTCATGAATGTAGGTAATATGGAGATTGATTGTAAGCCAGTCAGCAAAGATGAGATTAACATCCTTGCTATGGTTAAAAAATGCCGTGAAGATAACAAGCTGCGGTATCGTGCTAAGGAGATTGCCAAAAGAATGATGTCAGAACTACAGTGTGCTGCATTTTGGTATAGCGATGATGTTGCTGCAGGTTACTGGGGAGATCTGGCTCCTAAAGCAACTGTAAGAATGCGCATGCGTGTTCTTAGCCCCTTACTCGGAGATGAGCTGTTACCTGTTTATAATGGATTAGGAGATCTGATATACTTTGGTCGTAGATATGCAACTACAAAGGATCTTACCGGCGTTGAACTTACAACTGAGGTATTACGCACGGCTACACAAAAGGTTGATCATGTGGATATCTTCACTGATACATATATCTACAAGTTTGAGAAGGTCCAGAGCGGATGGTTAATGACCGAGAAAACCCCGCATTCCTACGGCAAAATCCCTGTAATATATTATCACCAGGATCGTCCGGAGTGGGCTGATGTTCAGTCGGTAATCACCAGATTAGAAACTGTTCTCTCAAACTTCGCTGATACAAACGATTATAACGGTTCTCCTATCCTTGTATCAAAAGGAGTTATCAAAGGTTTCTCTGCTAAAGGTGAGCGCGGTAAGGTCATTGAGTTGGAAGGAAAGGATTCCGATATCAAGTACGTAACCTGGGAGCAGGCACCTGAGTCAATTAAATTGGAGATCGAAACAGATCTTGATTTTATCTATACCTGCAGTCAGACACCAAACTTAAGTTTCAAAGAATTAAAAGGTCTTGGCTCTGCTCCTTCTGGTGTGGCATTCGATAGAATGTTGATGGATCCGCATTTAGCGGCACAGAATAAGCTTGATGATATTTATGGTGAGTGTGCTCAGCGCGAGCTGAACTTCTTAAAAGCTGCATGCGGAGCTATCCATACGCCAATGAAAAAAGTAGCCAATCTACAAATGACACCAGTGTTTAGCCTGTTCAGGATCAATGATCAACGTGAAGGTATAGATAATGCTGTTGCGGCATTACAGGGTGGCGTAGCTTCACTTAAAACAGCCGTTAAGATTGCTGGGCTGACGGATAATAATGAAGAGGAAATACTGGCTATACAAAAGGCTACGGATACATTGGGTAGAGAAATAGAGGAGGAGATATAATGAGTATTGAAAAACAAAGAAAGCCAACACACGCAAAGCCAAGCTTATACGCTTACTACTTCGAACAATTGAAAGATATTGCGTTTACTTACGGGTACAACCTTGTGCTGCATGGTAGTTTAAATAGAGATTTAGATTTGATCGCCATTCCTTGGCAGAAAGACATTGGTGAGCACGATAATATGATTGAAGAGTTCTGTACAGTATTAGGTGGTAGACCGATGCTGCAGGATGATGATAGCCGGTACTGCTTTCCAAATGGACGGATGAGTTATGTTATCAACCTTAATAGAGGGGAGTATACACACCCTGATTTTCATGATCCTCAGTACTATATTGATATTTCAGTTATTCCAACGCCGGACCAATATAATAAACGTGTATATGACCTGGGCACCGGCACGATGGAACAGTCTGTGAAACCAATCCCAGAATGGGCTAAAACTTTGTAGATATGGGTGTAACCGTTCACACTGATTTTGTAGACCTATTTAAGAATGACTGGTTCTTACTCTCTGATTTTGCGGACATGTTTATTGGGGCCTCTATAGGTATGGGTTGCTCCCGTTCTGTATTTGATTTTAACCTTAATCCTAAATGGGTTGTTAAGATTGACAGATCTGGTCAATTTGATAATGTTACTGAGTGGGAAATTTGGAATAATTACAAACACCTTCCTGAATACAGTAAATACTTAGCACCCTGCCATCACTTATCGTCCTGCGGAAGGGTTCTGATTCAGCAGAAGACATATCCAGTAACTAAAGAACAATTGCCGGTAGAAATACCAGACTTTCTTATGGATTTTAAAATTCAGAATTGGGGCATGATCGGTGAAAGGGCAGTTTGTCACGATTACGCGAATCATAGATTCTTTAATCCAGATAAGATCCAGATGATGAAACCTGTCTTTTGGAGCGACTGTTACCAGCTTATAAACGAGAACAATGGCCAATCCAATCAATAACAAATTCGAGAAGCTGCACTTCATTGAGCAGGATCGTGTTGTAAATTATATCAATAAGCAATATGATTCGATCATAGCTCAGATTGCACCCCTGGTGGAGTCTGGAACGGCCCGTTCTGTTATACAGCGTAAGCTTAATGCTCTGTTGAAGCAATTCCGCAATAACGTTACTATCAGGATTGAAAACGGTATTAAGTTCTCATGGGACATATCCAATCAAAAGAATATCGCGTACTTTGAAAAGCGTCTAGCTGGTTTTGATATTCCGGATAAGATTAAGAAGATCTTATCTAACCCTAATACAAACAGATTGGAGGCATTCATTGCACGTAAAGACGGTGGTTTAAGTCTTTCTGATCGCGTATGGAAGTCAGCACAGCAGTTCAGTAGCAATGTCGATATGAGCCTTGATGTTGGATTGGCGGAAGGCAAAGCAGCGAAATTAATTGGTAGGGAGCTGCGGTCTAACTTAATAGAGCCAGATAAGCTATTTCGTCGTGTGCGTGATTCCCGCGGTAAGCTTAAGTTATCGAAACCAGCCGAAGCGTACAATCCAGGTCAAGGAGTTTATAGGTCTGCTGCTAAAAATAGCGAACGATTAGCCAGGACTGAAATTAATAGAGGGTACCGTGCTGCAGATGGTGCTGCGTATGAAAATAATCCGCTAGTCCTTGGCTATGAGATAAGCCTTTCAAATACCGGTAAACCCAAAACACGGTGTGAACTGTGTAAAAGCCTGGAAGGTAAATACCCGGTATGGTTTGTATGGAACGGATGGCATCCAAACTGCCTGTGTTTCAAAATACCCATTCTCATAGATGATGAACTTATGGCGAAGTATCAGCGGTTGGTAGCTCAGGGACTGGATACAGACGAAGCCGTAAAAGACCTGCAAAAGGATGCTAGGGTAGCAGATCCACCTGCTGAGTTCAATAATTGGGTTACTACCAATGCTGAACGTGTGGACGGTTGGAAAGCTAGACCTTTCTGGTGGAAGGATAACAGTAAGTTTATCTCAAACGTACTTAAGATTGAATAATTAAAAAGATTAGAATAATGGACCGTCGTCCATCTTTGACTGAATGATTTTGAAATTATAACCATACACACTCGTTACAGATGAGATCAGTTCCATAAACCATTTTGGTGTACCGGGTGCAACATATATCGCTTGTATCAATATTTTCAAGTTGACATCGATTCCTAAGCCATCTCCAATTGTTACTCTACTAAAGTCCAATGAATCTTCCTCCTTATCAGCAGGGAATTTAACTATTACTGCTCTAATCTCTTTTTCATGTTCAAAACTTTTCCGCTTATGAATAAATGGGGTGAAAATATTTCCTTCATTCAGCTTTGCTTTTTCATAATCAATGTAGCTAACCCTGCCAATGTATACATCATCCTTTGTTCGTATACTTTTAATTAACTTTAAAAATGTAGATTGTATAGCTATACCCTCACTACTTTTTAAGTACAACTTCCACATTGCCGCTGACTCATGCTCGTTTTCGTGCCAGCAATTTATTGCTACGTAACGAGGCCATATTTTGTAATTAGGAGATGTTTTTGGCGATCCACTTGTAAGTGGTGTGCCAAATGGGGGATGCTTTCTTGCAAGCACATTTTTTAATGGATAGGATCCTTCAAATGGATCGTCAAATTTGTCTGCTCTAGTAAAGAATAGACTCTTTGTATCTAAGAGTGATATAAATTTAGTGAAATCCATATATCTCCAGATCTTTGTTTTTTTATTATCTGGTTGAGTAAATAAATCATGAGGTTCTACCATTTAAAATATTGTGGATTTTATGCCAATTAATATTAATTATTTGAGAATGCAGATTGGTAACTTGGGTTAATTGCTAACTAACAACATCTAGTTCCTTAGGGTAAACAAATTGGGTTAAGTCATCTTTATAAACATATTCAATTATTCTACCTGAAGCGTTGTGTGGTGTTACAAATTCTTTCATTCGTTCATGTATAGCTTCTGGGTTGCAATCTTGTATATATATTTTACTTAAATTAATCATTTTATTAAAGAGAGCATTGTCAACCTCTCTATTAAAAAAAGGAAATGAATATCCAACAATTACAAGTACCGTAATTGCTGATAGACTGGTAGCAGCCGCTTTGAAAAGATCCGAATAGTTGTCATTTTCCCACGCAAATTTCAATTCGCAAACCACCGCTTCCCTTTGCATTTGCAAATACTTATCGGTGACCTGCATAATCATTTCATGCTTAGATATTGCGAATGATTCAAACATGTATCCCTCATAATCTTTTGTCGTTATTCGCGCTGATCCATTTAATTTGACTGTGTTAAAACAATCAGTGTAGTTAATATACCACTCGTGATGCTTGGGAGACATTATACCCAATTTAGACCTCGTCCATTCAATGTCTCCGTCACTGTTAAATTCACTGTAAGATTTTTCGATTTGAAAGTCGTAGTTCCATGATATTATATTGATTTTGGATGGTAATTTATTATCAGAGGTAATTATTGAAGCGAAGAAATTATCATACCTTTTATCCGGGTTTGTCACAATTTGTCTTAAGGTGAAATATAAACATAGATCCAACTTTAAGGCTGAAAAAAGAGTCCTTTTGGTGAGATATAATTTTTTGGCATAAGTATCTATGCTATAGTAGCGATCGCAAACATCCTCTAAATGGTCTAATGTTTTAATAATTTGATCATACTTTTCAACTAGATCTTTATTTAAACTACGTTCGGTAATGTTGGTAGGAAAATATTCGGATAGTTCCTTTCTGAGCTTCGCCATATCATCCTTCATTCCATTAACAACAGGTACGCATTGAGCACTTGCTCCCGCTCCGATCAAGTAACATACTTTAGCCATAAATTCTGATTAATTCCATTAGTAGCTAAATGTAGTAAAATACTTGACAATGTACATGATTGTCAAATCTCCTTCTTTCTACCCGCTGATCAGCAGGGTATTTTTGAGTTCAAGCAAGGTGTAGTACGATTAATTACCGGATGCAACTGGCATAAAAACCCAAACACAAAAATATGGCACTTATCAAACAGATTAAGGCGCGACTGAAGGTTCTTTACCCAGGCGTAAACTTATCGAACAAAAGGATTGAAGCTATTGCAGCAAAGATTGATGCAAAAGTTACTGAGGAGGATGAGATCGATGATGCTCTATCAACTTATGATGAATATAATCCATTTGCCGACATGGCAAAGGATGATGATCGTGAGAGACTGAGGTTAAAGAAAGAATCTGAAACAGGTAAAACACCTGAGCAAATTGCTGCAGAGAAAGAGGCAGAAGGCAAAGAAGTGATCGTTGATCCAGAAATGCCTGCATGGGCTAAAGCCCTTATAACTTCTACTCAAGCATTAGCAAAGGGCTTTGAATCAATCCAAGGTGAGAAGTTGACCAATACACGTAAACAGCAGTATGAAAAGGCGCTTGAAGGTACTTCGGATGCTTTTAAAGCTAAGGCTTTGAAAGATTTCAATAAAATGAAGTTTGAAACAGATGAAGAGTTTGCTGAATTCTTAACCGAATCGGAAACCGATGCTGCAGACTTCATTCAAGAAGAATCTAACAGTGGTTTGAAAAATCAGACTCCTGCACGTGGTGTTAAAATAACCCCTGGGAAGGTAAAACCAGCAACCGACGCAGAGTTGGATGAAGTTATGAACGCAATTAGATAATTAAAATGTACGTAGAACTAGATAACGAAGGAGACTCTATTGACACAGGATACGATTCAGTGGTGATCGTTGATAATTTCCAGTCAGTTAGAGGTGGTAGATCATTAGATGTAGCGGGATTTACTCCAAAAGTAATCCAAGCAGGACACGTGATTATTAAAGAAACGGCTACTGGAAACTTTAAGCCGATGCCTGTAAATGCAGAAGAGACCGCATATGCTGCTTTGCCCGCAAATCATACATATGCGCATGTAGTAATTGCCTCTGTATTGACTAAAAAAGCTATGGCTGGTTTATTAGTCAGAGGCACAGTAAACCCGGCAGCATGCCCTTATCCAATGGCTGGAATTTTAGCCGACGTTAAGACAGCAATGCCATTAATTGATTTCAGGGAGGATTAAGTAGAAGATGGAAGAATCATTATTTGTCGAATGGGTTGCTAAATACTTCCCGGGTCTGGTTGTAAGAATCGTAAGCGAGCTTAACGGTACACCAGAAAAACCAACAACTTACCTTCATAGAAGGATGTTGAGAAAATCCTACTCTGTAACAGGTACCTGGGAAAGCTTAATTGCTAAAAACAGGTTAGTTGCTGCGGATGTGGTAGCAATGGACAGTTCGCTGCCATTGAAACGAAGAGGTGCAACAAGCAAGGCTTCGGGTGATATACCTAAAATGGGTATGGAGCTAAAGCTGAACGAAAAACAGCTTACTGACCTTGATACATTAATCGAACAAGGTGGTACGAATTCTGAGATATATCAGCGTTTGTTCGAAGATACCCCAGCAGTTATTGGTGGTATCTATGAGCGTAATGAAGGCATATTCCTAGAAGGTTTATCCACCGGTATAGCGTTAATTGAGGATTCTGAAAATGTAGGTACTGGGATTCGTTTGAATTATAAATACATCCCTGCTAATAAGTTTGGAGTTGCAAAACTGCTTACTGATGTAACCTCTAAGCCTTTTGATTACTTCAAAAAGGTAGTTGCGAAAGCCAAAAAGGATAACAATAAGATCATTAGAGCTATGTTAGATAGCGACACTCTGGATCTGATTTGCGCCACTAATCAGGCAAAGGAATTTTATGCATTCACGCAGAATTTTGTAGGATCAAATATTCCGACCCCAGATAATGAGCAAATAAACATTGTTGCCTCAAAACGTTTAGGTTTTACTTTCGAGATCGTTGATCGTTCAATTATCACCGAAAAGAATAAAGAGGATACAACAATCAATCCTTGGGCACCAGGTGCTATTGTTTTCATTTGCCAAGAAGAAGTAGGCACGCTTACTTATGCTAGGTTAGCTGAAAATAAAAGACGTAAAGCTGGTGTGTCTTACGAATTGGTTGACGATTTTATCTTGGTATCGAAGTACTGTAAAACAGAACCTTCGCTTAGTGAGCATACAAAATCACAAGCCCGCGTTGTTCCGGTTATTAATAATGTTGATCAGATCTATCTGATGGACACATTAACTATCCAAGCGTAATGGGATTGCATCATGCAACACTTAAAGCCGCCGTACTGGTGTACGCGGCTTTAATCGGAACAATGACCGAAGAATCATTGAAAGGTGAGATTGCAAAAGACGAAAGAGGTTTTTCACCTGAAGAGATAGATGAAATCTATGCTGCGGTTATAAAGTCTGTGGCGTCTACTGAGAACGACTCTTCCATCACTAAAAATGAAGATGTGTCAGTTACTAGTGTAGTCACACAGGATATGCCTGAATGGGTGGCTCAATTGCTTGCCTCAAATTTAGCTACTCAGAGAACTAATCAGGATGTAATTGATTCAATAGCTCAGTTTAAAGAGTTAGCGGGTAACCTCGTCAGAGACATTGTTGAAGGTGCTAAAAGTTCTATGGCTACGGATGATGTTGAGATATCCGGTTCGTCAGAATTTAAAGTTCAGTTTCCTGAATACGATACTGATGCTGAATACATAGTTGCAAAAGTATTTAGAGACACCCTGAACTTTGCCAAAGTTTATGAAGTAGGTGATGATGTCAGTGATCTCGGAGAGGATAGAATTAAGCATTTATTAAGCACTGGCAACGTAAAAGAAGCCTAGATCCATAGCATGACCAACTTACAAGCCCTGCAAGCAAAACTAAATAGAAAACTTCCTGAAATTGCCCTTGAACTGGCATTGCAGGAAAACGGCTTGACAACCGCTGCTGAGTATAATGCAGTTACTAATATCAAACCTGTTGAGGTATCGCTTGCAGGGCTTATCCTTGCCATTGCGATGAGTCCTAAAAGTGTGAAGGAACTGGATTACCAGGTAACTCAACACGATATGGATGATTTGCTTAAGCTGCGGTCCATTATTTTAATCCGTTACGGATTACCTGATGAGCTGGCTGAAAAAGAAAATACTGTAACTGGAAGATCTCCCTGGTAATGAATGAGCAATACATACATAAAATGACCTACGAAGCTGCGGGTACGGATGATATCTATGATCAGGCGACTGGTACATGGATTCCGGGCATACCTGGCGGAGAAGTTACGATTATATGCAGAGCTAAACCCAATGGATCAGGCCGCAGGAAAACGAATAAGGACGGTGTGCTCACAGAGTACTCCTTTGATCTTGGTTTTCCAATCGATACACAAAACGTCCCGCAGCATGCTCATGTGAAGATCACCGGTGTACGGGATGAATTATTATTTGACGGGGAACTGATGGGATATCAGGTTGGTGAGTACAGTATACTGGGTTGGATATGAAAATAAAATTGGATGCTTCTTTTACGCAACAGGACATTGCAAAGTTTACCGCTGGATATTTGGAAAGAGTATTCAAGGTGACTAAGAATGAACTGATGCAAGTCGGTTTGCAATTCGTGCGAGATGCACGTTCAAAGATTCCTACTAAAGAGTATCATCTGGTGGCTGGTGACGCAAGGACCGCGGCACGTTTGGTTGGTGGATCCATTAATCTTTCATCAGCTGCAGGATTCAATGACGACACGGGTAACCTAAGAAGTTCTATTGGATTTATCCTAATGTATTATGGAACCATTGTTTACCAGGACTTCCAATTATCAAATGTAGGAACTGATAAAAACACTGGGTTAGATCTTGGAATAGCATATGCTGAAAAGCTGGCTAAAGATCAACATGCAGGATGGGCCATCATCACAGTGGCCGGTATGGAGTATGCAAGTTGGGTTGAGGCCCTTGGTTACGATGTAATCACCGGCAGTACATTGGGAGCTGAGAAGAAACTGACAGTAGCATTTAAAAACGTGATTACAGCATTTGCGGCATAATGGAAATGAAAACAGCTTTAACGGCACAAGAAACGATTTTCCAGAGGCTTATTCAATCCGGTGTCAAAAATACTTCTGCCATAACAGGCGGCATATTTAAGAACCGAAGACCTAAGGATAGCCAGAAAGAAGATATCGTGGTTCGTGCGCTTACTATGAATGCCGAGCAGATTCAGGAAGGGGTGATTAATGTAAACATCCATGTACCCAACCTAAAGCTTAGCACTGATTCAACACAGCCAGATGAGACGAGGTTCAAGGCAATTACCGAAATAGTACTTGCTGCATTAAGGGATTATTGTGGGTTTGACTACTGGTTCACGATTAAAGTGCCCGGTATCCTTTATCCCGATGGTGACAACTGGTTTAGTAATATTCAGGTTGAGTTTATCTCATTAATACAAGACAATTAAGCCTGCTATGCAGGAATTATAAATTAAACAAATACAAAATTATGTCACAAGCGGTAACGGGGGTTGAAAGTGTAGAGTTTGCTCCGATTGGACTTAATGGCGCAATGCCAACTACCGGATGGGTGAAGGTTGTAGATATCGAGGATGACTCAGTATCGTTTACCGTTCCTCCACTGGAAAAAATTAAAGTGAGGGTTGAGGATAAAGGCGGTGTACGTTTCGTTCTCCCTGGTGATACAGATGGTGCCACATTCGCAGTTAAATCTATTGATGTTGCAGGCGAAAAGGCTGTTTTATTCATGGGCGGTACATGGGACGCAACGGCACAAGAATATCATTATCCAGCTAATCCTGATATCCTTTATTTGGCGGTTAGATTTACTTCTAAACCATTTCAGGGTAAGAAATTTCAGTTAACTATTCCAGTTGCTGCGGGTACTGGTGGAATTGCCAATAACCTTTCTCGTAAAGGATTTGTAGCACTTAGCTACTCAGGTGAAGCAACTACTCCATCAGACGCTACTGGTGCGGCTGTATCGCCATGGGGATACAAGTTTATTACTTGGCCAGCGGTAGCTTAAGATAAATCAATCATTTAAAATCCTTAAAAAGCCTGGTTTATTCCGGGCTTTTTTGTAGAACAATAGCGTACAATGACTAAACAAGAAAAGGACGGGATCTTATCAACGGTTCTGAACATTCCAACGCCATTAAAGGAGGTTAAGCTTGCTCCAAAAAATAAGCTTGAAAAACTACTGATCTATCTTAGAATAAAGAAGCCTGTTTATGAAATGCTCTATATCACCGGGCTTAAGATGTCAACTAATTTCAGGTTAACGGCGATTGCCAATAGCTTACAATCAGAGAGCGACGCTGAAGGTGAGCAAAGTAAACTGATGGATCTAATGCATGGGAACATCTACCAGATGGCGGGATACATTGCTACTGCTATCCATAATAAGAACGTAGAAACACCCAGGTATCTTATCCAGACAATTGCAGATGAATTTACAACTGAAGAACTAAAGCTTGCCTCGCAGGAAGTCTACCGGAGGTTAGACGTGCAAACTTTTTTCGGCTCTATGGAATTAATCCGAAACCTGAGTCTAATGTAAGTTATCCCGGATCTGATTCTCCCTGGGGGATAATAGGTCCAATGATGAAGTATTGGCATCGTAATTTTGAAGAGGCTATGGATCAGGGATACATCAATGCTATGATGCTAAACGCCACTATACCCTCCGGAAAAACAAGCGGAACAGGCGATACTGGATCTACTAAACCGATGAGCTTATTTGAGTTTGGTGAGAAGCTGGCGGGGATTAAGTAATACCCGGATTATTCCACCGGGTATTAAACTTATCTAAATTAATGTTTCAAGATGCTCAAGGATATAGTCAACTACTACTCGTATTATTACCTTTAAGATTAACTTTAGACACTTTTTTTTGAACGAGCAGCCCTTATCAGTCGATAGGTCTTTAATAGCTCTTTTTTTATTTCGTTTCATAAAAAAAGTATTATGTACTGCAATCATAAATACAATCTGAAAAGTCCTTTACTTTACATACTGGTAATGTGTTGTAAAATTAATCCAACTGATTTATAGGTACTTATAATTTTTATTAATATTACATATGTGTAATGTCATGTAAACTTTGCACATTTGAATCAGGGAAAGAGATTAGTGAGGTAGATAACAAAGTCATGGAAGTGACTTTGTTTTTGTTTTGAAAAGCGATTCAAGAAATAATCCCCTTCATTATGTGGATGCCGAGGTAATAGAAGGTAAAAGCCCGGTCGAGAGGGCACCGATTATTAGCGCAAGGCGAAATGCGCAGTCAGTCCGAACTGTAGTCCGTGGGTAAAGGTTGCATGCGTTAGATCAACCGGGTGAGTTGGAACACTCACAACATTGCGGGGTAGAGCAGTTGGTAGCTCGCTAGGCTCATAACCTAGAGGTCAGCGGTTCGAGTCCGCTCCACGCTACGAGAGCGTTAGTTTAGATGGGAAGTGTGTTGCTGAAAGGCGCACACTTTTTTTACAGCTCAAAAATGCTGGTCAATGGACGCAGAAGGTTGCAACCTTTTCATTTGATCATATGGGGGAATTAAGCGTCATGAATAGCCCGACTAATCATACATAGGCCACCGGCAAGCAGAAGTCGTAAGGTGTGAATCTGCAACACGTGAGTATAGTTCAACGGTAGAATAGTGGTCTCCAAAACCATTGATCAGGGTTCGAATCCTTGTACTCATGCGCTCCTAGGCGGAATATAAGTAGATCACCTGAATAGTAGTTAGGGTGGCGTACCGCGGAGGACTACTCCAACCGAGGCAGGTTGACTGATAGGAAAGACTATCAAATTTGAACAGATGGCGGAAAGTGGTCATAAAGAGAAAGGCGGGCACTCCTGCTGATGATATCGAATGATCCCGGTAGACGCTTTACCGGTGATGTGCGGGTAGTTTTATGACAAATGCACCTAACGCCCCCGGATAACCATTTAGTCAACGGTTGAATGCACATGTGCCGGTTCGAATCCGGCTCTGTTCACGAACCAAACGCAATTAGGTGCTTCCAGATAAGCGTTTAATAAACTGGATCTCCCGCAGGTGTATTGTGACCTGCAAATGTTCCCTTAGCTCAGTTGGTAGAGTAGAAGACTCATAATCTTTTGGTCGTTGGTTCGATTCCAGCAGGGTGCACAAGGAGCGTAAGTAAGCCGATATCAGGAAAGGCTCCTTTGTCTAAAAAGCGAGGGGTATCGGGTTTGTCAGTACGAAGCTGTCTGGCGTTTTTCCATTTGAGATAGTAAAATGGTATCGGTATGAGTATGAAAGACCCTTTCCGAACTAAAGGGGATAAAAAGTAGAAGTAGCTCAGTTGGTAGAGAAGGGTGCTGTTAACACTCAGGTCAAAGGTTCGATCCCTTTCTTCTCCGCACCGTCGGTAGCATGCTATTTAGCATGCAGAACCTAAGGTTAGTTTGCTGCTTCTTAAAAAGCAGATGCAGGTGAGTGCACTAGGTACTCCGTTTTGAATGGGTAGGGCGATTAACCCAGATAGATAAAGTCTTGTAAACAGGCGGTGAGATAAATTCGATAGCGCTGTTAAGTAAGCAAAATGATTGTGTCCATTGGAAAACTATCGGAACAGGCGAGGCGAAACAGATCCGAGCAATCATTTTTAAAACTAAAAGGGTCCGAGGGTTCGAATCCCCCACTCTCCGCACTGGCATAAAAGCATTTTAAATAATTACTAATGAACTGGATTAAAAGAATTTTTAAGAAGAAAGATAAGCAGAAAAAGCAAGAGGTTAAGGTGCAACCTATGTTCGTTCCAGGTAGGGCAAACTTCACGGTCACATCTGACCGATATAAGCGAGATGAGCCTATAAGAAGCGCAAATGATGATTCATCGGTGTTTGATACGTTGACCGCAATAAGCGTGTTAGACAGCTTCACACCTGATAGCGGTTCTTCTTACGATTCATCTGATTCAGGTAGTAGCTCATCAGACTTTAGCGGTTTTGATGGTGGTGATTTTGGCGGCGGCGGATCTTCTTCCGATTGGTAGATATTAAGTCCTGCGAGTGGGAATCCACGTAGTGCAGGCATAGTAAAGCCCTTGTGATACATTGACTGGCGGAATGCACTTTACAGTAGCGTTAACTTACCCATCAGGACAAAGAAGCAAGGCAGACATTAAAGACAAAGTCCTTGGATTCTGATTAACCACGTCAAGGGTGAAGTGATCAGTGGCAAGGCAGGCAATTACAGATGGCAGGATGCCCGGACGAAGGTGCCGGGATAGCAGGACGAGCGAAATCGTTGCAAGGGGCAATAAGCCACGTGAGGGTGATAAAAACCGGGTGTAATAGCCCGGTTTATTTAGTTAACAAGAATTTTAAAACGATATGAATAACAGATTACAGGATGCCATAAGAAGAGCATCAGCAAACGGAGTAATAACATTAGCATCTGCATTAAGCATTGCAAAACAATTTGATCAGGATGAGGAACAAAGTCTTAATCTTCTAACCAGATTGAAGACCAATGTCGGTATGGATTTAGGTTCAGAGATCCTGGCACACGAAGCAAAACTAAAAGGTCAGTTCTTTAATGAAAAGAACTACCACTTTGAAAGGTTGCCCGAGGGGCAATAATAGAATTTACCCACTAACACTTTAAAGCAATCTCAATGGTAGAAATTTTAAAATTTGCGGAAACCGTACAGCAAATGCGGTCCGTACAAAATGAGTACTTCAGAACAAAGGCACCTGTTGCCATGGCTAAAGCCAAAAAACTAGAAAAGGAAGTCGATGATATGGTAAAGACCGTTATTCCTCCTATTCCAAGTAATCAATCCACGTTATTGTAATCCACAACATCATGACAGAACTTAAATTAAAAGTAAGCAGTCCTGAGATGGCTGCGGCAATCGTCACTGTATTATGTGAAATGGATCGGGCAATGATTAAACATCCAAAGTGGCCCATTGATAACGTTAAACGTGCTGCAATAGTGGCTGAGGAATCAGGCGAGATAATCCGGGAAGCAAACCGTATTGATGAGGGTGTCGGTTCTTTAGACGTGCTGAAAAACGAATGTATTCAAACCGCAGCAATGTGTTTTAGGATGCTCAATGCTCTTGCGGAAGATCGTGCGGAAATGGCAGCAAAGTATGGACCTTATGGAGGAGATCACTAAGATGGAAGAATTTAAAGGAACTCATGGGCCATGGCACTATCAGAAAGATGCTGATGTGTACACTCATATTGTTAGGCCAGACAGTCATCCCGGCAGAATTATACTTTATGGCAGTCAGTCTTCAACCGAAGAAAATAAAGCAAACTTGGTATTAGCCGCATCTGCTCCTGATCTATTATCCACACTGCAGCATATGGTACACCTACACATGTGCGAGCAAGAAGGCTTAAGTTCAGGACAGCCAACCGCAGCCGATTGGTATGGCGCTGTAGATAAAGCCAGTGAAGCAATTAGTAAAGCATTAGGAAGGGTTTAATCATGGGAGAGATAGCAAAAAAAAGCTGGCGTGAAGCCAGTAAGTCGAACTGGGCATCTGACCAGGATAAAATGAACAGTGAGCATATTAACTCCGGTTCATTCATGCGTATGGCTGATTCGCTGGAAACCATTGCCAAGGATAAAACCAATCTTGAAAGGGATGTGCAGTACTGGAAGGATTCTTCTAAGAGAAACGCTCAACAAGTTGAATTGCTGAATAATAAAATTAGAGGCTACAAAGGTCGTATAACTAATCTGCTGGGTCAGATCGCCAGGCTGAATAAAATTAAGGAGGCATAGCCATGGTAGAAGAAACATTCACAGACAAGTCTAAAATGCCATTCGGCCAATATAAAGACTATCCGCTGGTAAGTGTTCCAGCTTCTTACCTCCTGTTCCTTTTGGATGCGGGCCGGGCCGGCAGAGTTAAAGATTACATCATAGCAAATAAAGACGTTCTGATCAAACAGGCGGGAAAGGAGAAAAAGAAACGATGAAACGAATCAACAGATTAAACACGCATCTACTGATCGCTTTTGCAACAGTTATACTTATCAATGGTTGCTATCATAAAGTGCCGGAAAAGTCAGCAAAAGCGGCTAAATCAATCAATATTAACTGGTTTCCTGATCACTCGGAGATTACCAAGAAACTTTAAAGCACTAACCATGGATTTTCACAACGTAACAAAGGAAGTCTTAGCCGTTGCAATAGTTGCACTGGCTGTAGTTGGTATCGTGTGGCTGCTTTATTATGTAGTTACCAAAGGAGAAACGCCGGATCCGCATGAAGAGATGCGAAGGATATTAGGAAAGGAGGATCGAAATGACTAAGCAACAATATATACAGGAAGCGTACGGTCAACGGTGGGATGAGATAAAAGATCTTGTTGATGAAAACGGATGGGTTAAAGATGACTGGATAGCCCATGGTCTTAGCAATGGTATTGGATATGATGAATTAAAAATGCCTTATACCATTGAGCAAGTGAACTTCAAATCATTTGTAGGTAGTGATTCTATTTGGCGACTCCGATCGCTTCATAATATTGATACGAACAATGGCTGGACTAAGATCAACTCGCGTGATGATCTTCCTGCTAATCCAGGAGAATATTTATTCATTTTCATTGATGGCAGGTCCCGTATAGAATATCATTCTGAACATATATCAATCGGTGGTACTACCCACTGGCGGCCAATTGTTCAAATACCTAACCCCTTATATTAAATATTATGGAAAAGAAAATGTATTTCAGAATATGCGACAATGCTGATCTGGATTTAACTGTAGATGATCTACAAACAGCGGCTGAGGTTATTGAAGCTGAACTATCAGGTGTAGACGAATCGACAGAAGAAGAGTATCATTTTACCATCACACCAGTATTCATGACAGAGGTTGAATACATGGATATGTGTGAAAAAACAATCTAACCTATGAAAGCACTTAGCGTAAAAAACCCATGGGCACTACTCATATGCCACAATATAAAGCCAATTGAGAACAGGACATGGTCAACTACATTCAAAGGCCGGATTTTTATTCACAGCTCATCTAAATCCATGCATGGGAATATAAAAGCAATGTTCACTGATCAACAATGGAAATCATTATCCGAAGACCAAGAGTATATGATCACCGGCCATTGGCCAAATGGATGCATCATTGGTGAAGTTGATATCATCGATTGTGTGATCGGTCATTCCTCTGTATGGGCAGAGCATGCCACCCCGGGAGATAAGCCAATTTACAACTGGGTGCTGGCTAATCCTGTCCTGTATGATCAGCCGATAGAAAATGTTAAAGGTGCACTTAGCTTGTGGGAGTATAAGCCATGAACGAACTAACAACCGAACAAATGGAAGACTGTATCCGAAATGTAAAGGAACATTTTTCAAGGTCCTTTGCTCATAACGAGCATACAGATCAAGTTATCATAGTTGATGCGGGAGCATTTCATAATGAACTAGCAGGAAGGTTGCAGAGTATAGCCGATATAGATAATAAGGCTTTAATAATCACACCTGAAATGCTTGACGAATTGCATCAGGTTAGCTGTAGCGGTCTTAATGATCTTGCCTCAGCTATCAATGCATTATCCATGCTATCACCTGAAAAGGTTATTACAGATTTCAGTAAGGTAGTTGAAGCCGCTAAAGGCATAACTTTTAAAAACCATAAAATGAGCGATACCGACGATCGTAAATGGTACGATGTAGCTGCAAATAAAGGAGGTAAGAAGCGTAAACAGAATTATAACAACAGACAGCCATGGAGAAGGTAAAAATAGGGTCAAACTTGCGCCCGACCCCTAAAAAAACTTCTTCCAGTATCACTACCGGAATGTTTTGAATTATCTGAGTGGCTGGTTTACCCAGTCCTGAAAGTAGTTACCTACTTACTGTATCGATCCTTTGCAGCCCAGATAAACTGGATGATGAAAAGGACCGCTGCCATATTTTGGAAACCAACGTCCGGCAGACTTATAAAAATACTCATTGTTGCAAAAGTATAAAAAACAATGAAATATGCATCAATCCTAAAAGCCGTTTACAAACCAAAATAATTATATTTGAGTATGGAAGAACTGGATTCAGATTACAAAGAAATTGATAAGAACTACTCAGATCGGTGGTTGTTTTACCTTTCTGACGCAATCCAAAATACACTTGTACCCGGTAAAATGTATATGATCAGGTTATATTTCGAAGAGGACAGCGGGTTTAGTATGGGGGTAAAATCTGAACTTGGACCTATTGAAAATTCTTACACCTTGATACTAACGTCAGGTTTCTTAAGATATCACTTCGATATGTTATATTTATATCTTTCTGATAATGCTATTTTTCCAGGCATCGGAACGAGTGATAAAAAGGTTAATTGCCCGCCTATTAGTATTAATGATTACAGTAGATTGGAGAATTATATGTATGGCGTTGAGCTTCCAAAGTTTGATGAATACAGAAGAGAAATACACCATTTCCTATTTGACATGTCGATAAAACTAATATTGTGGCATGAATGTGTCCATATTACAAGAGGGCATGTTGGATATAGCGAAGACCTTTCATCTAATCATGTTATTCTTAGTAAACTTGATAGGCAAACGTTGGAAATGGATGCTGACTGTATGGCCATATTTTATTTTCATGACGAGTTAATGAAAGAATATAATACCCGCGCCTTAAGATTACCACAAGAACTTTATAATGAAGAATTTCTTCGTAAGTGTTTAACATTTGTGTCTTTCTTTGTATGCTTTTTAAGTTCTCCCATAAAGATTAAAAGCATAATTGAGCAGCAGGATAGGGATTATCCCTGTGGAACTTTAAGATATAATAATCAAATGAGCATGATTGGTAATTCGTATCTTATTTCGAGAATGAACAGTCAGTTTAGCGATATTGTAAAATGTTATTTTGCTGTACTCCGATACTTTTTAGACTATTATCAATACGACGAGAATATGAGATCTGCAATCAACATGGAGATAGAGATCTTTACTAGAAGCGATGAAGGTGTAGTATATCAGAAAAAGCTTTTCACCAATTTTTCAAGAATAAAGGAGAAGCTCGTCCCATTTTCTATTGCCGCAGATTATGATCTGTATGCCTCATTCATTGAATAGGGTTTAATAGAATAAAATTTTTATGCAAGGCTTTTTTACGCATCATGCTCCTCAATCATCTTTCCGATAAGTGCAAGTAAATACGGATCAAAATTATCATGCGATCTCCATACCAACGGCGGTTCGTGATCGACCCCATGATCAGGGTATATGGTTCCGTATATTTTATCTTCAATATATACATCATATACTAATAAATCATTTTTGATTCTCCTTGGTTTGATTGTTATCTCTACATCTCCGGCTAACGTAACATTGAATTGATCCATGTTTGCAATTATACTAAAATAGTTAGTAATTTGTGCGATGGAAAATAAAAAAATAAGCATTACATACTCACAGGTTAAAAGCACGATCTTCAAGGATGATGCAGAATATTATGAATTAATGGAAGCTGTTAAAGCTCATTTACTCACTCACTTTGATGAGGTGAGTTACAGGGATGACTACTACCGAGAAAATCAGCAGTCATTTATGATTGAATTGGGGACTAAAAAGAACAGACTTCCTCATCCGGCTAAGGTGTTTAATAATGAATACTGGGTTGCTATGACACAGATATCTGCTATAGAATGTCTTGCAGAGTATAGGGATGGAAAGCTGGCAGAGCACTTGGCCGCTAATATTGATCTACTACATCACCAGATGAAAGGTGTCAAACCTAGATATTATGCCGAAAGATTTCCAGAACTCTAAAGTTCATCAAATAATTTGCCAGGGTGTATTTCTAGTTTGTCACTGATCAGCTTAACTGTAGTGATCGTTATATCAATTGACCCGCCTTCGTATCTAGATATCATAGGCACAGTGAGATCACATAAATAGGCTAATTCTTTTTGCTTTAATCCTTTTAGTTTTCTGTACTTACGGATATTCTTTCCAACCAAATTAATAGTTTCTTTATCTCGCTTATACCTGTCAGTAGTTGTACCCATTATATACTACTAAAGAAGATAATATTTTTTCAATAAAAAATGCCTCCGCAGGCAACTTTTGCTAATTCTTTTTTTTAAATTAGATCACCAAAATATAAATCCACATGGAAGTTTATAAAATAATAAAGGAAGATCTCAGCCGACCATTAGAAGGGATCAAAGGCGTGCAGGTATTCTTCGCTCCAATTTACCTACCAGAAGATGATTTACTGATGCATATATTCAGGCAAAATTGCCTGGTCTGGTTATTAGAATCAGATGCCAGTAAAATAATTCGGGGATATATTTATTCGTTAGGCGTTGAAGAAACGAAAGATTTTTGGTTTGACAGGTTTTGGGTCTCCCAAAAAGAAAAGATTAGCGATCTAAGGATTTTATGCGGAGATGAATTGACGGATCGACTTATTGATGAAATGTACGACTACATTGGAGATACTATAAATCAATACGCCGTTCAACTAAACTAAATTATGCCACTATGCTATATAAAATTATCAGCTGTGACGACAGCACAACGCCAGATGACAATAGACACGTTAACTTCATAGATACAGCTGGACTAGTTCATAAAGGATTGTATGTAGACCGCGAGCAAGTCATATATGAGAATGCTAACAAGCAGTACGATATATTTAAAGAGGTTATTGCCTATGATTACATAACTGATCCGGCTGTGATAAAAATGATAGACGATCGTGTGCGCCCGTTGCCAATTGATGCGATTAGAAATATTCTACACGAACACGATCGGGTAATAAGGGAATTATTGATAGAGTTACATTTTCCATTGCATAACAGAAAGTAAACACCACACACCTCATAGTAACCAAGCCCGCCCTCTGCATTAATTTGTAGGGGGCTTTTTTATTATAAAGACGAATACTTGACAATATACATGATTGTCAAAACCCGGGTTATTAGCCCATAAAGCCTTGCGGTAATTTAGCGCAATGCCCGAATTAAACTTTAAAATCACCGGTGATGATACTCCTTTACAAAAGACTTTAGCGAATGTTGCTAAGGCTGCAGGAGCGTCGAATGCCCAGATTTCTAAAGAAATTTCAAAGGGTGTAGATGCCGAGACAAAGGCTAGGGAAAAGGTTGTTAAGGTTATTAAAGACCAGAAAAAAGGATCTGATGATGTTGTTGCTGCGGTCAATGAAGAAACTAAAGCTATTGACAGGTCAACTGAAGCACTTAAGCGGAAGAAAAGTGCATTTGATTCGGTAACAGGTTTACAAATCAGACCTGTGCAGATGTCCAGTACCTTAGATGAGGTCAATGCATCTAATCAAAGTAAAACAGGTTCTATTTCTACCGGTACCGTTGTCGGAACTGCTGAAGCTTTTAATAAAGCATCTAGCCAGGCTGCGGCGTTTAAAGCCTCAGCAGTTGAAGCAAACAATGCAGCAAGTGATTCGGCTAATAAAACTACAGAGGCCGTTAAAAAGACAACTGATGCAGTAAAGGCACAAATATTATCAGAAGATACACTTCGCGCAAAACTTGCAGATCAGCAGTCATCTAAATCAGCTTCTAGTGATCCTGCTGTTATTGCTGAATACAATAAAAAGATTGCCGAGACTCAGGCTGAGATAGCGAAATTAAGCAATGTTGGTAAGCGTGGATATGATGAACTGGGTAACAGGATTAAATCTACCATTGGCCAACAGGAAATTTTAACAACAAGGTTAAAGTACTTCCAGGATCAGCTTCAATATGCAAAGGCTCCTCAATCATTTGTTGCGTTAAACCAGAAGATTCAGGAACTTGAAGCTCAATTAACCAGACTATCCAATGCCGGTAAAAAAGGCTTTGATGATCTGGGGAATAAAATTAAGGAGACGGATACGAATGCCCAGAAGCTTGTAAATTCATTAAAATCTATTGGAGCTGCAATACTAGCAGCTTTCAGTGTACAAGTGATCGTTGCCTGGCTAAAAGAAGCTCGTGAGATTGCAGCTAGAGGTGAAGGCATACGTGAAGCATTTGCAAAGCTTGACAATGGTAAAACACTTGATATATTAAGAAAAGCCACCAGAGGTGCTACATCAGATATTGATTTGATGGCCGCGGCCCTACGTGCAAAAAACTTTCAGATTGCCCCGGAGCTTCTTGCAAAAGGATTAGAGCTGGCGGGTAAAGTCTCCCGGCAAACTGGACAGGATGTAACTTACTTAACAGATAGTTTTGTAAACGGGCTGGGGCGTAAGTCCCTCCTCATCCTGGATAACTTGCAGATATCGCAAGTTCAATTGCGTGCAGAAATTAAAAAGACCGGCGACTTTCAAACTGCTGTAGGTAACGTTATCAATGAGAAGTTAGCTTCGATGGGCGATGTGGCAATGACCACGGCTGATAAAATGGCCCAGTTTGCTACCCGGATCGCCAACATTAAAGAGTTAGTTGGGCAAAAGATCAATCTGGTTCTTAACTACGATGCTTTACGAGAAGCTAATAAAGAGTTTTATGAAACTGGTATATCTGTTAAAAATCTGCAAAATAATATTACTCCACTTCTCACTAAATATGATGAATTAACCGCTAAAGCAGAGAAAAATGGTGGCGTCACTAAGCTTAGTAAAATTGAACAAACTCTCCTTAAGGATATAATAAAACAGGTCGCTGATGAGATACCTGGTGCAATCACCCAGTTTGATAAATATGGGAATGCGATGGCTATCAGTACAGACAGGGCTAGGGAATTTATAGAGCAGCAGGTTCTTGTTATGCAAGCTTTAAATGAAGACAGGATTAAAAAAACTGTAGAAAGGCTGGCTGATTTAAAAGAAGAATTAAAAGGTCTTAAAGGGCCGATGGATGAAATTGCCAAAACTGGAACTTTCACAGTTAGTGTTAGGGTTGCGTCAGAAAGTGGAACCCGTACGGCCCAAAGGAAAGCCACTGAGGAAGAAAAGAAAGAAGTAATTAAGCGTTATCAGGAGGTGTCAAAAACCGAGGCTCAGCAGGAAGCTTTACGTGCTGCAGATAGCGGTGAGTTATTGAAGAAGCGTCAGGAAGAAATTGATAAGTTCCAGAAAATCACAAAAACCGATGACGGTAAAGCTGAGGCGGCTGAGAAAAAAGCAGCAGACAAGGCGCAGCGCGCCAGAGATCGTCAAGATGCTGCGGATGCTTCTGCTCTAAGTGCTCAGGAATCATTGCAACAACGCATCCAGGTACTTAAAGATAAGTTTGAACGTCAGGGATTATCCAAAGAACAGGAAGCTCGCAGGGCAATTGTTGATGAATTTAAAAAGCTTGCTTTTGATATTGAGCAGCAAGGGAAGAAGTACGATCAGTACGCCAAGAAATATGGTCAAGTCCGAGCCACAGTTGTATTAGGACCGAAGCAAACCACGGAGCAGATCGAACCTATCAGGGCAGCTGCCATTGACGATCTTGTGTATCGTCAGGAAACTACTAAGTTGGAACTGAGCTTAACAAAACAAAGGGATTTATACGAAGCCTTTGAAACATGGAAGAAGGTTTTTGGCGAGAAAACAGCTAAAGAACGTTTTGGATCTGAACTGGATATCAGTACGGACTACTTAAGCAAGATACAGGCTAACTATTCAAAGCTGGTTTTAAAGTCTGCTACAGGTCCGATTACCGGTCAGAAGCTGGATGGCGGTGAGCAGGAACGACTTGCTTCAGGTGTAAGATTAGCTGAAGAGGCGCAGAAAGCAATTAAAACCAAACGTGATCAGGATTATAATGATGCCTATCAAGCTGCATTAACTCATTCACAAAAACTTCAAAAGATTGATGCCGATTATAGAAAAAAGGCTATTGATCTGGGGCCAAATATTACGAATGCTCAAAAGGATCAGCTAAACCAGCAGCGTGATTACGCTATTAACGCCGCAAAAGATGAAGCTCTTTCCAAAACAGCTATCTACAAAAAGCTTGCTGAAGAGACCGTTTTATTAACTAGAGAACAGGTTAAGGAGCAACTTAAAGCATTGGAGGCTTTACTTGCTGCTGGGGATCTACCGGCCAATGTGACCAATAATATCCAGAGTCAGATTAATAATCTCAAAATATCCTTAAAAATAGGAACTGATCAGGCGAACCTTAATGAGTTAAAGAAAAGATTAGAAAACCTTAAAACAGAACTTAATTCAACAGACGAAAACGGGATCAGCATTATCAGCCCTCAGGAATCTAAAAGGATATTAAAAGATCTTGGAGAGGTTCAAATTGCCATTGATAACCTTGATAAAAGCGGTGATGGAACAATCAGTTTTGGTGAAAAGGTAGCCAAGAATTTTAAATATTTAACTGGTAGCACTTCTGAAGTGGCCGAAGGATTGTCAAAAGACCTTGCCTCACTATCTACAGGTTTTAATGATGTCTCCTCGGCAGTTGGCGGTGTAGATACAGAGGCGGGTTATTTACTTGATACAGTAGGAAAATTAGCTCAGGCCGGAGCGGATGCTGCTGGCGCATTTGCTTCGTTCTCAACTGGGGATATCGTGGGTGGAATAACAAAAACGTTAAGTTCAATAGCATCTGTTATCTCCATTGGCAAGAAGGTTAAGGAAATGAATGCCGCAGCCCGTAAAGAGGTTGAGGATTTCTATGCCGCGGCCATTAAAGGAGAAACAGACTACCAGGCGCTTCTTCGAAAAAGGGATCTTGATAGTGCTGCCAGAGGTAAAACTCCTACAAAGCGATCATTGATCAATTGGAGGCGCTTAAAAAACAATCTCCGGAGATACATGCTGCATATGATAAGATCTTCAATACTCTTCAAGGCGGATCATCTAAGGAAGGTGAAGGTTACAAGCATGGTACATGGCTGAAAAAGGCTAAGACCTGGGACATCATGGCTTCATTGGCTGGATCTGATTACGATGATCTTGCACAGAAAGATGCACAAGGTAAGCTGATCGGTACCGAAAAGACAAATTTTGATAACCTTAAAGCTCTTCATGATGAATTAGAAGCTGCGGGAATATCTGCTGAAGAGTTAAAGAAACAACTTGGCGAACTTCTTACTGGCACATCTACCTCTCAGCTGGCTGATGGTCTGAAATCATTATTCGAAAATGGTAAACGTTCCGCGTTAGATTTCGGAAACTCTTTCGAGGAGATTATGAAGAATGCTCTGCTTAATTCTTTCCAGGCAAAGTACTTGGAAGATGCTTTGCAGCCATTCTATGATGAGCTGGCTGATATGATGGAAAAAGGTACTCCTTCGGCTGCTGAGATTGAAAAGTTAAAGCAAAAATATATTCAGATAGGACTGGATTCAGACGCTTATCTTAAAAACATTGAAGCTATTACCGGTAAGAATCTATCCGCAGATACGGAATCTGATACACTGAAAGGTAGCATCGAGAAAATCACAGCAACACAAGCGGATGTACTAACCGGTCATTTTGCAGGATTCAGATTAGCACAGTTGGAAACCAATACTATACTTCGGCCAATTGGCCTTACTGCCATTGAGATTTTGAGCTTCTCACGGCAACATCTTGACGTGGCCATCAAAACAGAAAGTAATACTGCAGGAATGCTGGTCAACACAAATAGGCTGGAAACCATAGAGAACGCCCTGGTATCAATGAATAAGAAAATGGATAACAATCTTAATGCGATGCAAGGTATCGGAAAATAATTAAACAAAAAATACGATGAAAAGACTATTAACACTATTACTTATCAGCTGCACATTGGCGGTTTCTGCACAGACATACATCATTGATTCTGGCACAAAAAAGAAAGTTACCTGGACAATAGGCCCAGATTACAAGTACACATTCAGCAATGGTAAAACTGCCATGCCGGCCATTCAAGATATTGATGTGAAAAAGGTATATGCTCGGGCAACTATACCTGTGGTGGTTTCGAAATTTGAAACCGTTGGAACAGGTTCAGGAAGGCTTGATTTAGGCTCGATCAGCAATAAGAATATTAAAATCAAACCAGGCAGTTATTGGAGTATAGGACTGACAAGTGCAACCAATGTTGTTATTGACGCTACTGGCGTAATTATCAGTTCTGATTACAGTTCTTTTGATATTGCCAATGCCACTAATTTTGAGTTATACGGGCTTACCATGACTGATCAATCATATAGGGCGATTAATATTAGGGGCTTCTGTTCAGGTGTTTATCTGCATGATCTAACCTTCAAGAATATCAAAAATAGCGTAATCGCTTATGAGTATACGGGTATTTGGGACGGTACCGATAAAACAAATTCGAAAGACTGGCGCATTGAGAATTGCACATTTATAAATGTAGGGTTGGGCGTAAGTCTGGGTGGTGGTTATAGTGATGCAGGGGTAGGCACTTATATGTCTGGATTAAAATTCCTGAATAACAAATTTACCGATTGCCCGAGTATTGGCAGCGTGCTTTATGCAGGCGTTTTAGATGGATATGAGATTGCTGGAAATGTGGTGAATAACATCAATACCACTTATGATAGCAAATCACCTAACGGTATTCACAACGGTATTTTCATGATCACAGGCAATGGCTCATTTCATGATAACAAAATAACTAACCATCAGGGAAACGCAATCAGGGCGTGGGGAATATCATTCGATAAAGATGTAAAGCAAATCAGGATTTACAATAACATCGTTTACAATAGCTGGAAGTATAGCGCCTTTGAGGTACAGCAGCCGCAACACTTGATTGATTTCATTGCCAGACATAAAGGAAATAGCACAGATGCCTATGTATATAATAATACAGCAGGGCACCTCACCATCTCTAAAGACTGGGAAGGTGTAATGCTGGATGCATATAATACAGGCGGTAAGATTTACTATTATAATAATCTGGGATTCGACATGTACAGGCCATCAAATTTGATTGAAAACATGGTCAATTCTAATGGCGGTGATCTTGTTAAGGGTGTGGGGAATACTTATTTGCCCACCTGGCAGGCATCCGTTACAGACCTTACTTCTTTCAAATCAAAATTATCAGGGATAGGAGCTAACTAATGCAATATAAAATCAATGGTTATAATCTTCTCCTGCTCTTGGGATTTACTGCTCACGAAGATAGGACTACGGCTGATGGTTTTGAAAAACCAGCTGGTACAATGGAGGCTGAAAAATATCAGTGGGCCGAAGGAATACTTGAGTATGATCTGTTATCGCCGGTTACTTTAAAACCGAGAGTATTTACTTTAAAAGGAAAGATGGCATTTGAAAATCTATCATCTTATTTAGCTACAAAGATTGTATTAACCGGGTGCCTGTATCAGCCGTACGTGACTCTGGAAGCTGTAGAAGTTGGTATAAAAGCTAATGCAAGATTGCAACCAGACGGAATCACATGGCACCGAATGACTAATCTTGATGGTAAAATAGTAGTTGATGTACAGTTCACGTTTGATGAGATTTTGCAGCCAGTGCCATTTAAAACCGATGGAGAGTTCTTCTTCAATGTAGATGAAAATATGGATTTGATTTCAACAACGGCCCCTGGGTCATTATTTAAGTTCTCGCTTAACAGTAGGAAGCAATTAATCTTAACACAATAAATAATAATATGGATACTAATTTAGGGAAGGTGGGGATTATCCACAGAGGGGTGTGGAGTGCTGCGGTATCTAATTACGAATATCTCGATACGGTTACCAATTTAGGTAGCTCTTACATGGTTGTATTTAAAAATGGATTCGTTCCTGCAGGCACTGCTCTTACCAATACAACATACTATACACCATTATCTTTAGCCGGTCCTCAAGGAGATAAAGGATGGCAACCTGTATTTGCTAATGTACCTGATGGAGCCAGAATCGTACAGCAACTAAAAGATTACACTGGCGGTTCCGGAACAAAGCCAACTGAAAATATCAATAGCTATGTTACTGCAACTGGCTTTTCTACAGTTATTGCCAACGCTGTTGATATTCGAGGCGTAGCAGGTACAGCCGGAGTTTCGCGTATACCATCATGGGTTGCTCAAGCGTATAGTCTAGGTATGGCCGTAGCTTATTTAGGCAAATACTGGATTTCAAGCGGAGCAGCATTATCTACAGATGTGCCAGGAACATCTGCTGTATGGGTTGATGATTTACTCAGTAAGGCTAATGTTAGCGACCTGTCTAAGTATGTTCCTTCAGAATTATTTAAACCAGTACTGGATGGCCTTGATGTGGTTCAGACCATTACAACTAGCGGCACAGCAACTACAGCTGTTACTGGTCAAAATTGGGTGGATGCAAATATATTTATACCAGCCAATAAAAGAACTAAGTACATATATTTAAAAGCGGGCACCGCATCCAATGGATTCATACAATTATTTTCCAAAGTAGGCAACTCATTTACATTATTGGACAAGATACCGATCTCTACTGTTGTAGGTGATAATACTTATACGATCAATAAAGTGTATACTTCTGATGTATATATCGGCTTTTCTCCAACAATATCGTTGTACGAGCAGCCTGTAACTGGATATACGGCATTTGCATTAGGTAATTCTATTCTAGCTATAGGTGATAGTCCATCCATAACTACTACTCAAACTTTTAAGCTATTTTTTACAGCTACATACGTAAGTAGCAGTAAGATTGACGATCTAACTTTGATGCAAAAGGACTTATATGCCGGTTATAAGGAAAGCCTGACGCCAATCATACCATTTGATTGGCTGAGTGGTACATATGCAGTCTATTCAGGATATGCTTCATTTATTATGAATGGCGTCCCGATCGACAAACCAAAAAGTATTTATCAATTTATTTTTCAATCCACCAGTCCAATTATTGATGAAATTACACAAGTTAAAATTTGTGAGATAGTAGCTGGTGTGGTTACTGTTGTTTCTCTTGTTGACGTAAGTCCATCAATTAGGTCATATTCAGGAAACATTGTTACTCAGACTCTGGAGCGGCCTATAGTTGTAAATCAAGGGCAATATCTTGCTTTTAAAGGTGTGGCTATTGCCTATACTAGTGATTCCAGTTTGCAAACTCAGTTTAACTGCTACTATAATACTGCAGGTGATGTATTTTCAAGTACTAGCACGCTAAAAGGAGCCTTTGTTAATATGGTTAGTAAAGATTGGGTAGGCGTAAAAGATATTGCAAAAAAGTCCAGTGATACTTTAACATCAATTGCAAAAAATTTAGGCAGGTCGACTAAGTTTTATGAATATAACTTTTCACAACCAACAACTGAGTGGACTCTTAATGCTTGGGTACTATCTAACGGGCTTGCGACAAGTACCACAGCTGGCTCGAAACTTATATTAAATAGACAGTATACCTCTGATCGGAGATTGTTCAGGCAATCAATATTTCCACAAGCAGATAGTATACTTAAGGTAGGTACTGTTAATGCCAATTTTGTATATGACACAAGCTGTGTAATAGATATCCCTAATCTTATAATCAATCTCAACAGGCGTGCTACCACTACGATTATTGGCACTACCGCTATAACTTTCGCAATAACTCCCGGGTTAGAATATTGGGTTGAGTTAGAACGAAGAGCTACATTAACCATTGTCAGGCTAATAGATCCGAGGTCTTTAGCTATGGTAGAAGTTCGGTTTGATTATCTAAATGGTTTAAACTATGATTTAGGCGCAGGAAATCATAGGCCGTTCTATTGCATGGAGTTGGTGTCAGGCACATCTATTTCGGTAGGTCAATGTTCAATTTATGGGCCTTTCAGACCGTATATCGCTTTTACTGGTGATAGTATTACTGAGGATAATGGAAGGTGTTATAAAAATTGGGCTGTTCAGTTAATGGACTATTATAACAATGATGCGTGTAATGTATCTATGGCGGGGCAGACTGTAGCGGGCTGTATTACCGCGCTTAATAATGAGATCGCATTTATTAAACCTAGAATACTTTCTGTTAAAATAGGTATAAATGGTATTGGTACTGTTGCACAGTATCAATCAATCGTAGATTTCTGTGCAACCAATGGTGTTGAATTGATACTTAATCATGTTACTTGCGTAACTAATGATTTACATATCGCTGTAAATTCGAGGATAGATACGTTTGGTAAGCAAGGCGCAAAGTTTGATTTGTGTACGGCTTTGCAAAATTTCCCTACAATAGATAGCACGCACCCCGCACCCCGATTAAACGCCATATTATTCAATGACGGAACACACCCGAATCAAGCAGGTAATTCGGAAATGGTTAGGCGGTTTAAATACGACTTAAATATAATGCACAGGTTTGGACTTTAATTATAGACGATCTAAAATATGTTATACAATATTAAAAGGGGCGATACTATAATTGCTACGGTCTGGCCACAAGGTCAGCAGGAGAAAGAAATAATGGTAAAGGACATAGTGCCTATTACCTTTAGTTCTCCTGTTGCCTATCAATTCCAGATTGGTGATACGATGCTTGTGTATGGGCAGACTTATTACCTTAACCAAATCGATGAGCCGACTAAAAACAACAGTAGGTCCTTCAGTTACAGAATGACATTTCAAGCTGAATATTATCGATTGGCTAAACCCATCATGATGTTCTATGATAGCGCAAATGCGTTGACCGTCATCAAAACCGAGGTCATGGCCAATGCCAGTATGATGCTGGATTTGATTGTCGCCAATGCTAACCGTACACAATCCGGATGGACAAGGGGCGAGTGCATTGATTCAGTTCCAAAGCTTATTTCTTTTGATGGCGAATCTATTTTAAATGTTATCGATAATACCGCTAAAGACTTTGAAACGGAATGGTGGGTAGTTGGAAAAACTATTCACTTTAACAAGCGCGGTGTAGTAACAGGTCATAAGCTTGAATACGGTTATGATAAAGGCTTGAGAGGCGGGCTAAACCGGACAAACGTTGATTCGAGAGCTGCATTTAGTAGGTTGTACGTTACCGGATCTGATCAGAACCTACCAGCTAATTATAGAAATGGACAGACCAACCTGATGCTCCCAGAAGGTACTTTATATATTCAGGGCCCGAAGTATGGCCCAGATGAGATCGAAGCGGTTATCAATTTTCCTGACATCAAGCCCGAGCGTATTGGCACGGTTTCTAGCGTGACTAGTCCTTTTGTATTTTCAGACATGGCAATTGATTTTGATTTGAACTCGCAAAAGTTGGAAATATCAACGAAAGTATCTTTTTTGACAGGTAACCTGGCTGGGTATAATTTTGAGGTTGCCAAAGGGGGGTACAATCACGCTACACGTACGGTTACTATAATTAAAAATGAAGTAGAAAAAACACTTCAATTGCCTTCTGAATTATTGAAGCCAGCAATAGGAGATACGTACTTTTTTTATGATTTGATAATGCCACCCTCTGATGTCACAAATGCACAAAATAGATTGTTGGCAAAGGGAAATGAATATTTTTCAGCATTTGCACCTCCCAGGGTGTCATACGATGTGCCGCCTGATAAGTTTTACTTTAAGAGGAATAACATCACGCTTGATCTGGGGAACTATGTAGGTGTAAAGGATACTGATATAGGCATTGATAAGAATATTAGGGTGAACTCATTTGAGCGTGACCTTCATGAACCATTCTTGTATCCGGTATTGAGAATTTCAGATTTGGCATTAGGATCTTCCTTCGCAAGAGTAACCTATGAAGCTGATAAAGTTACAAAGGCCTTAAGTATTGCCCAGATTACAAATATCCAGCGTTCAAAGATGAACTGGAAAACTGCCACTGAGTTATTAAATAAATACTTTGACCCGGGCACCGAGCAGATATTTACCGAAGCGATATCGCCAGTGACCTTGCGTGCTCTAATGATTCAAACGGGTGATGCAAGTCAGCAGCTGGTACTGGTTGGGCTGAACTTTATAAGTAACTACCAAACTGATGTAAACAAGATCAACTGGTCTGCCGGAAAATTAGTTCATACAACTATTGCTCCGGATCCTGTCACTTGGAATATTCCAGGAGCAACTGTTTCTGGTTTAGATCCTGCTAAAGTATATTACATCTATGCGAAGTGTAACCGTACGACTGCAGATGGCAGCATCTTGGTTTCTGATATTCAAATTACCGTTGATCAGGATCCGAACTTTTACCATTTCTGGATCGGCCTGGCAAATAGCGTAATTGATAATTACCGTAACTTAAAATCTGTATACGGATCAGTAAGTATTTACGGGCGGACCATCGAAGGTGGTATTATCGTTGGCAATCAGCTTGAAATAAACCTTGATGAGGGTACGTTCAAAGGCAAAGTACAGATGCTTGATGGTTCTTATACTGAAGGATTACTGAATGTCGGTTCAGCAGGGTTAGGGAATGCCTTTATAAGTGGAGTCACTGATGCAGGCGAACAATCTATAAGGTTTGGGGCAGGTGGCCAATTAGGCGATAGTAACCTTCCATTCAGAGTTCTTGATGATGGCAGCGTTTATATGAGTAAAGCCAATATATCCGGGGACATTACCATCGGTACAGAATCTGGGAATACAGCCGATGGACAGACATCTGGATGGAAACTATCCAGGGGAGCAATTTTAAGTGATGGTACCACCATTCCTGCGCTTCCAGAAGGTAATAACTTCGCCATCATTAGGGGGTCATCAAGATATACCGGCGATAAGTATAACGAATTTGCATTTGGCACGGACTTGATACCAGGGAGTACGGGAGGTTCTATCAGTCAAATTGGATACCTGAAGAATAAGAGACCCAAAAAAGGAGTTACGCCTGGTCTTGATGATACAACTAATATTGCTTTAGAATTAGCCGCAGAAGGGGCAAATGAAAACATTGCTTTGATGGTGTCATCTGGGGATGTAATTATGGTGAAAGGAGAGATTTATTTTAAAGAAAACCCAGGGATGACCGGTTATGAATTAATCAGTTCCTCTGGACCTCAGACTCGTAAATATATTAACGGCAGATATATCGGACAGGGTCCAAATAGTTCTTGGTAGGTGTAAGCTATATCGTTAATTTAATGAAGAGAAACATATCTGACTCCGAATCGAAAGTAACGCTGATTTGGTCATTGATTATTACCGCTTGAAAATCATCATTAAAAGGCGTGGTCTGTAATATAGACTCGCCTTTTTCTCTGTTAGCTATTGCTGTATACATTTTGTGGGTTTAAAGATCGTTTAAGAATTTGCGAAGATTTTACTGTTTCCAGTAATCTCATTCTTTCGGTATAAATATCATCGCAAAGAGGCTATCAAGAAATAGTATAAAACTATGATATTTCAAATCTGAATGAATCCTTAGAATTATCTTAATCCAATACTTGACAATGTACATGATTGTCAAATCTTCACTTATCATCCTGTAATTCATGGCGGTAAGTTTGTATGAAAACAATAAGTGAGGGAGATATGAAAGAGATCAGGGAAACATCAAATAAGGGGATACAATTTTTAATTCAGGAAGAGGGTTTGGTTAAACGGCCATATTTAGATCAGGTAGGGGTACCTACCATTGGAGTTGGAATGACGTATTACCCAGATTCTGGTAAGCGTGTAACATTAAAGGATCCTGAACTAACCGTAAACAGGGCTATCCAGTTGTTCAGATTAATGCTTAAATCTTACGAGCAGGCAGTTTGGGCACCTACACGAGATGATATCAATCACAACCAATTTGATGCCTTAACGTCCTTAACGTACAATATTGGTACTAATGGATTCAAAGGATCAACTCTTCTTAAGGTTCTCAATGATGATAAAGAAGATCCAAAAATTCAACAAGCGTTTGAAGCGTGGAAGAATGCAGGAGGTAAGCCAATCCTGCTATCCAGAAGAAAACGTGAGGCTGCGTTATATTTCACTCCGTACGATGAGCAGCAGGCTACCGATGAGCAGCTATACATTAATCAGGTTAAACATATTCAATCAAAATTAGGTCTTCCGGATGATGGTGTTTTCGGCAAGAACACCAAAGCTGCGGTCTTAGCCTTCCAAAAGAAACATGGACTTATTGCTGACGGAATTGCCGGTCCGCAAACTCTGGCTGAACTTAATAAAATATAATAAATGGCTAATGAACCACAGGTTAAAATGTCATTCCTTCAAATTGTTAAAAATCCGTACACCTACCTATTGGTGACAGTGGTGAGTGTAATGTGGTTCACGCTTTATTCTAATAAGGATATAACAAATAAAAATGATGCCGACTGCGAGAGAGAGAAAAAAGAATTGCGGACTGAGCTTAAGCAGGAGAGGACAAAGAATGACAACCTTATTAATAATATACTCGTAAAAAACGGAATGATTGATAAACTAACAGTTATCACGGATAGCTTAAATAACAAACAAGATGACAAGAACGACTAAAGTATTGCTCGGCATCACTGCGATAGCGGTAATAATTTGCGCCATCTCTTTATGGTATGCTTTTAATAAACCAAAGAATACAATCATTTCGAAAAGTTCAAAGGCTAAAGACTTTGTCCAGGCTGAAGCAGCAATTATTAAAAAGAAGATTGATAAAAATGGTCTTGAGCATACGATACTTGAAGAAACCAATAATTTGCTGCCTAAAAACCTAATGGTTTCGGGTGACGGGCATGATAAAGCTTTCGTTGACTCGTTAATTGCTCAGACTGATATTCAGAAAAAGGAGATCACTTCCTTAACCCAACTTAACCAGACAATATCAGGTAAAAATCTACGGGCAGTTGCTACAATTGATTCCTTAAATAAGAAGAGGTTTGAATTTGAAGATGCTAACTTATACGTAAGCTATACGCCTGATGGGGATTCCCCAGGAACATTTAATTACAAATACAATCAGAAATTAAATATTGTAGCTTTCAATAGAAAGAAATGGTTTCTCGGGGCTGATCGTAACTATCTTGACATATCAAGTAATGATAAAAAAGGTACTATTAACGGTGTTAAAACACTTTCTGTTTTACGGGAAGATAAACCATTCAATGCAAAGCTAACCGCTAAGGCGGTATTCATGCCGGTGTCTGGTGATATTGCATTGGGTCCGCAAATTAGATTGAGATATAAAAGACTCACAGCAACCGGATCCCAACTGTATTTTCCCTCGATACAAAAATGGGTGCCAGTTGCAGGGCTTGAGTACGATCTGTTTAATTACTAG